AGTGGCCCCGGCCGTAGGAGAACGGCGCGGGGCCACGCGGACCGTGTGCCGCCATCTGGGCGGCGCGCGCACCTCGCAGGCGCTCACGGTCACCCACCCCGGCAGGGGTGGGGGTTCTGGGGGAGAACGGGTACCTACCCGGGCTCCGGCGAATCAGTCACAGATCTGTTACTGACACAAGATCACCAGCCGCTCAGCGTGGGCGCTGTGCCACCCGACCCCCGGCCCGACTGGGTCACCTACCGCCGCCGCGAGATCGGCCACCGGATCGCCCGATGGCGGGCCTCCCGCCGCTGGTCGGCCTACGACCTCGCCGCCGCATCGGGTGTCTCGCGGCTCTCGATCATTCGGGCCGAGCACGGCACGCACAGCACCGGCATAGACGTGCTGCTCCAGCTCGCGGAAGCGTTCGATGTGACGGTCGGGCAGCTTCTCGACGAGGAGCCGCCCCAGCCGCCCGCACGGGGGTGACAGGCGCCCGGGGCAACCACGCCTACATGCCTGCGCGTGCACCCGCCGCGGGGGACGACCGGGCGCACACGCAGGCACGGGCGACCAGTGGCGCCGCCGCACACTGGTAACCCGGTCCACCCGGCGCCCGCCTCCTGCCCGCGGCGAGAGGGCGCCGTCCCGCCGGATCACAGCGGGAGATCAATCGGTGCGGTGCCACCCACGCGCCGGGCCGGGCGGGTCGTGCTCGACGATGCGGTTCACCTGAGGCGGCCGCGCCCGTGCCGCATTGCACCCCTCGGCGTCCGTGCACCACACGACAGCGTCCATCCCGTGGTCCGTCTCGACCGGGTGGACGATGAAGTCCTCGGTGTCCCGGCCGCACCACCCGCAGCGGCGGCTCACGCTGGCCTCGGAGCGACCTCGGGTGCACGGTCCCGTCGCCCGACGAACGTCGCCGGCGGCCTACACCCGTACCGCACCGCCGGGGTGCCGCTGCCCTGTTCCGTGCCGCTCACGATCGTGGCGTGCCCGGGCGGGACCTGCGTGCGGCAGGTAGTGCACCAGGTCATCACACACGCTCCGGTGATGCCAGGGCGCGGAGGAGCTTCTCCGCGGACGCCACGGTGAGGACGCCGATCCGGACGTACGCGCGGCGCTCCATGTCGGTCTGCGGGACGACCTGCCGCACCTGGTCCGGGGGCAGGCCCAACTCGGCCAGGCGCTCCCTGAGGAGGCGTACGACCTCGGTGGCGTGGCGGTGCTCGACGACTGCATGGTCAGCGTCCACGGCGCGGCTCCTCAGGTGTATCCGCCAGATAACTCAACGCTATGGACGGTCACCGGGCGCGACCAGGCACGGGGCGTGCACCTTCACCACCCCACCACCCCCGAAAGAGCACGAGACGTGCACCTACGGGGCGTCGAAGAACGCCGCCAACCGCCGCTGCTGACGCGTCATCCGCCCGCCCTGCCGCTGCACCTCATGGAACGTGTCCGCGGCCATCCGCTGATGCCGCAACCACTGCGGGGTCTCCTCGTGTAGGCGCCCCAGCACCGCCAGCGCATCCCCGCGCTGCCGCAGCATCGCGTGCGCCTGCGCAACATCGAGGAGGTGGCGGCGCATGAACGTCCCGTCGCCGGCCGCGGCGACCCGCTCGGACAGGCGCAGCACCACGTCCGGTCGGTCGGCCACCAGGTGATTCTCGATGCCCTGGAACGCCACCGTGCGCCAGTCGAACCGGCCCCACGACGACTCGGACACCGCGGTGCCCCCGGCAAGCGCAGCCCCGGCGGTGCGCCCCATGCGCAGCATGTCCCTCGCCTCCTGCGACCGGTTGTTCCGTGCCGCCGCAGCCGAGCCGTGGACCAGCAGTTTCCCCCAAGCGCCCAGCGACGCCCGCGACGCCCGCGAGATCCGCGGCTCCACCGCCTCCGCCGTGGCCACGCTCACCTGCTCCGCCTCATCGAGACGCCCCTGCCGCATCAGCAACCAGCCCTGCTGGTACACCGCCCCGGCAACCACGTCGAGCGCCTGAACGCTCAGCGCGTCAGCAACAGCGTCCCGCAGCGCAATGTGCGCCAGGTCGTAGGCCCGCACCTGGGTGAGGTACCGGCCGGCCATCTGCAGGACGTCCGCGCGGACCCGCAGGGCGCTCGTGCGCTCCGGGCCGCCGTCGAAGTGGGCGACGGTGGCGTGTGCGGAGTGGACGAGGGGCGGCAGCAGTTCGGCGACGGTCGCGTACTCGTCGCGGTGGTAGGCGCTGGCGATGGACCGGGCCGCCGCGGTGAGCCGTTCGAGGTCGGGTTCCTCCCCGGCGTCGGGTGCGAGCCGGCCGGTGATGCCGATGGGCGGGGTGATGGCCTGCCGGAACAGCAGCAGGTCGATCTTGTCGGTGTCGTCGCGGCGGGTGTGGTGCGGGCCGGCCGGGTCGAGGAGCGCGGACGTGCGGACCCCGAGGGTGCGGGCGAGGGTGTGGTAAGTCTCCATGCGGCCGGTTCCGCCAGCCTCCAGTTTCTTGATGACGCGGAGGGATAGCCCGGTGTGTTCGGCGAGCTGTTCCTGCGTGAGGCCTCGGCGAAGGCGTGCGGATTTCAGGGCGTCGCCGGGGAAGGGCGGCGGGTTGTCGGTGGGGTATGGCATGCTGGGCTCCACTCCGTGCTGACCTCGACACTCAGTACGGTACGCCGCGGCAACCGCCGTTGTACGGCCCCTCGTTCACGCGGGGGGCCGTTCTGCTGCTGGCGGTGGGGGTGGCCCGGCCGCACACGCTGTCGGTGCCGCCTCGTAGGCTGAGGGCATGGCCGAGATCCACGCCGAGGTGGCAGCAGCACAACGCGCGAGCGACGACGCGTGGGCGGCGCTGCAGGCGTACCGCGAGAGCGTGAACGCTGCCCGGGATTCCAGCCCCCGGGTGGAGCACCCGAAGTTCGGGCCGGTCCTGCGCCCCTGGACGACGGGCGAGGACGCCGAGTACGACCGCCTCCATGCCGCGGTCGTGGCCGCCGCGGAGGCCCGCAGGGACGCCATGGTCGCCGCGGGCATCGTCAGCACCTACGACACCGAGGGCGAGATCCGGGCCGCCGTCCGCGCCGCCGCGTAGCCATGACCGACCAGCAGCCCGACGCCCGCGAGGTACCGGTGTGGCGCCAGGGTGACGGGCCGATCAGTACCCGCACCTGGACCCGCGGCGCCCCCGCGATCGAGGTGCACGTCGGCGGCCAGTGGTGCCCGGCCACCCTCGCCCAGCGGGAGGACCGGCACGACGGGCTCGTGGTCTACCACGTGAACGTACTGCTGCCCGGGGAGACCTCGCGGTGTAGCCGCACGTACGCATGGGACCCGGCGACGATCCGCCCCGTCAACCCGCCCACCGCCGACCCGATCGAGACCCGGTGGGACGCGCAGGGGCGCGTCATCAGGAGCACACGCCCTGGTCAGTAGCAGGGGTGCGCCCCGTCGGGGGGAGACGACGGGGCGCTGCGGGGGTGGGGCAAGACTGCGCCGCGAGTGGGCGCGGGGGGAATACGCCGATTGGCGCAGACCGTCAGGCAGGCGGGTCCAGCGTGTCCGCGTGCGCGGTCAGCTCGGCCGCCAACGCGCGGGCCTGCGCCGGGGTGAGGAGTACCGAGTCGAGGAGCTGCGGAGCCTCCAGGGCGACGTAGTCCTCACCCTCGAAACGGTCCAGAGACACGACCGGCACAGGACTGTACTGGCTCACCTGCTGCCCCTTTGTGCGGTCCAGCTCTCGTCGTCGCGTTCCCACTCCAGCCGGTCGCTTGGGTCGTCGTAGCCGTCGTCCAAACAGATGCCACACCACGCCCCGTGCGTCCCGTCATGCCCGCCCGGGAGGTCGCATTCCGCCGTTCCGTGGGTGTGGTGCAGCTCGGCGCCGCACGGGCGCTCCGCCTCCTCCTCGCTCACGTGCCGCTCCCCGGGTCGGGCGAGGCGGCCATGAGCGCGTCGGACGGCACCATGACGTACGTGGGCAAGTCCTCGTCGTCCATCGGTAGCCGTCCCAGCTCGATGCCGCGCGCGTGCAGCCACGCGGTGAGGGAGGGCCAGACGGCGGGGTGGACGAGGAGTTGACGGACGACGTCATCGGCGGGCGGTTGGGTGGCCATGTCAGTGCTCCTCGGGTGCGGGCGGAGCGGGGGCGGCCTTCGGGCCTTTGCCGTCGCGGATGCGGGCGACGTATTCGCGGGTCCAGCCTGACGCCTTGACGACCTCGTTGAGTCGGCCGCGCACGGGGGGTTCGCCGCGCTTCTCGGGGAAGACCTGCGGGATCAGTTCGAGGACGCGCGCCTTGTCAGTGGTCATGCGTTCGGCGAGCCGCCTGATCTCGGCGATCTTCTCTTCGTCGGTGTCCATGAACTGAGTATGGCAGCCGGTTGGCCAAGTGGCTATGCCTACCCTGTTGACATACGCCTACTCGGTAGGCCAACATAGTTATCACAAGGAAGTGCACCGTCAAGGGGGACCCGATGAACACCACCACCACCACCGCCAAGCAGGCCAACTGCCTCCGCTGCGGCCGGGTCCTCCGCTCCGCCAAGTCCATCGCCGCCGGATACGGCCCCACCTGCACCGCCCACATCCGCAAGGCCACCAAGACCGAGGCCGTCACCGCCCACAAGCCGGCCGCCATCGCCAAGGCCACCGAGCTCATCGAGCAAGGCGGCATCCTCCCCCTTCGCGGCCGCCGCATCTTCACCGTCATCAGCTCCGACGGCACCGGCACCTACAAGACCGCCCCGACCGGCTGCACCTGCCCGGCCGGCATCAAGGGCAAGTTCACCTGCTACCACCGCGTCGCCGCGACGATCCTGTCGCTCGCCGCCTGAAAGGCCCATCACATGCACGACGAACAGTCCCTCCTTCTGCGACTCGCGTTTCGCAGCACTCAGATCCCCTGCCTCCGCAAGGGGCTCCCCGGGCTCTGCTGGCGCTGGGACGGGACCAGAAACCGCGGGGGCTACGGAATGATCGGCGTGAAGTCGCAGGACGGAACGTGGACGCCGCGCCTGACGCATCGCGTCGCCTACATGGCGCTCACCGGCCCCATCCCCGACGGTCTCGAACTCGACCACCTCTGCCGCAACCGGGCGTGCTGGAACCCCAAGCACCTGGAACCAGTAACGCGTCAGGTCAACGTCCTTCGGGGTATCGCGCCTACGAAGTCCGGAAACTGGCAACGAGCCATCACCCACTGTCCGTCCGGGCACCCGTACAACGAGTCCAACACCAGGGTCGCCAACGGGCGACGCCACTGCCGGGCTTGCTCGCGGGAGAGAGCGCGACGCAACAGGTCTGCTCGACGCTCGCAAGCGTGATCACCACCCCGGCCGCGCTCGTCGCCTACGAACTCGCCCGCGACGAGCGCCCGGTCACCACCCGGCAGCTCGCGCACGCCGCCTAACCAGGAAGGGCCAACATCATGACCGAGCCGACGCTGTTCGAGCCCGAACATGCCGCAGCCGAAGTGCTCGCCAAGCCTGGCCAGCGCCTCGCCTTCACGGGGGGCGGGCGGCACTGGCACGGCACCCTGACCCGCACCTCCACCCGCCCGGACGGCAGCCCGCGCCTCCACGTCGACGTCGACGCCGGCAACGGCTACGGCATCAACTCCGTGGCCTACCGGACCGGCCCCCACTTCCGTCTCACCGAACAGGGCGAGCAGTGCCCCGACTGCGGCAAGCCCGACTCCGGCGCCCCCCTGCGCAGCCGCCCATAACCTGCCTGCCCCACCACGTGCCGGGCGCGGTCACAGATGCCGCCCATGTGCCGGCTACAGAACCGCGCCCGGCCAACCACCCCACCAGGAAGGACCACCCGATGAACGAGATCGCCCGCCGAAACGAGGCCCCGGCCGGACCGGTCGTCTGGGTCCTGTCTTCCGGCGAGGATCACGAAGGCGGCAGCATCCTCGGCGTGTACGCCACGAAGGAGGCAGCGAAGGGCGCCTTCTTTCAGGCCGCGACGGGCATCCCGTTCGGTGTGGACGGGGCGTGGCAGGACGACGACGGGTCCGTCACCGCGCACGGCGGGTGCGACTGGGTGGCCCTCGAACCGCACCCGGTGATCACGCAGGCCGAGCTCGCCGTCTGATCGCCGCCCGGGTGCGCGTCCCCAGACGTGCACCCCGCGAGGCACTCAGCCCTCACCACCCCACAAAGGAGCCAGCGTTGACCGACGCATACACCGACCACGACGAGTACGCCGACGACTTCGACGAGGAGGAAGACGACACCGCCCAGGAGTGGCAGCCCGGCGAGTGCGACAACTGCTACGGCGGCGACGAGAACGGCATCACCGCCACAGGCCCCCTCGGACCGCTCCACTGTGCCTGCCGCATCGGCCAGGGCGCCGACGAGGAAGGCTGCCGCTGCGGGCCGCCCGCCAAGTAGCAGCCCACCCGCCCCGCCTGCCGTCCTCCCCCGGTGGGCGGGGCGTCACCCGTCGTACTGGTCGGTGTACTCGGGACCCCCGGGTTCGGACTCGCAACCCTCGTTCTCCCCGGGCGTCCCGAAGTGGCTGATCACCAGGCTGTAGCCCTGCCAGGCGCCGCAGTCCTTGTCCTGCCACTGCTGTGCGGCCAGGGTCCAGACGATGCCGAGCAGCAGCACAAACCCGGCGATGGTCGTCTTCCGTCGCAGCCACGGCTTCACGGGCGCAGCGGGGGCGGGTCTCTCATCCTGTGACATGGGCGCGATTGTCCGGCGGTTGTGCCCATCGTGTGTGCACTGTGGCCATGTCGTGACACAACACCGCCCCGTTGCCAACTGGTACGGCAACGGGGCGGTCGTACGCGCGGGGTCAGGCGGTGATGCCGTACGCCTCGGCGAGCAGCCGCAGCGTCGCGCACGGGTATGGGTCGCCGGTGCGGTCACCGTCGCGGGCGTCCTCGGCGCAGAGGACACACACGGTGCCATTGCTGCTTTCGCCGTCCCAGCCGGGCACGGGGGCATGCAGGTCGAGGATGGCGCGCTTGGCGGCGATGTCGGCGAGCACGAACGCCGGGTTGTGGGCGACGATGTGGGTGCCTTGTGCAGGCGTCGGCCACCCCTCGTCGTAGACCACCGGCTCCCCACGCGAGTCGTAGACCAACACGGTGTCCCCCTCGTGCTCTTGCAGTGACCACTCGGCGGCCCCGGCCGCACGCGCGGTGGCCTCCTCGGCGTCGAGGGCGGCGCGCAGGGCCGCGATCAGATCGTCGGTGCTCACGTGCTGCTCCCCTCGGGCGCCCACTCGGGCCGGTAGCCCGGGTGGCCGGCGTACGGCAGCGCGAGCAGCCGGAGCACGAAATCCTCGTGCAGAAGCGTCTTCGACGCCTGCCAGTGCCGCTCGCACGCGCCGTACTCGTCGTACTGAGCGGGATCCTGGCCCTCGTAGTTGATGCACGGCAGCCCGGGATGCGGGTCTGCGCCGGGCGGCAGGTACGCGTCCACGATCTTCCGCTTCGCCTCGACCTCGGCCAGCACCCGCGCCGGGTCATGCCGGGCGACGTGCGGGTAATGCACGTCGTTGGCCGCAGTCGGCAGGATGAGCGCGCCTCCGCCGTCCTCCACGACCGAGCCGCCGCCCCAGTCGGTTTCGCGAGCCGTCCAGCAGCCCGTTGTCTCCTGCTGCGCTGCGGCTGCCGCCGCCTCGTCCTCGTCGAGCCGCGCCCGTAGGAACGCCACCAGATCATCCATCGCTGCTCTCCTCGTCAGGTGCCACCGGGGGCTTGAGGTCCGTGCGCTGCCCCTGCCGGATCCCCCGGGTCCGGAAGTACGGCTCAGCCTCACGCCAGTCCACCGCCTTCGACCGGCCGACCTCCACGACCGGCGGGAACTTCGGGTCCTCGCGGGCGATCTGCGAGAGGCGCTGGTGGCTGATCTTCTCCAGCACGCCTTCGGCGACGAGGCGGCGCGCGAGTTCCCGCAGCGAGATCAACTCGGGGCCTCCTGGCTCAGTGGACATGGCACTGCCATTCTGCCGTGACTTCTAGCCGTATGGCTAGAAGTTCGGCTACTCTCGATCTGCACCAACAAGACGGCCCCGGCCGGCGCTCGCAACGCCACATGGCCGGGGCCGGACCTCCGCACACCGTGAAGCGATCGGAGATCACGTGAAGAGTACCGAGCCCCCTCAGCAGCCCGACAGCCCCGCGCCGCAGCCCAACCAGGTCATGGCCGAGCCCGCGACCGTCGAGGCCTGCCAGATGGACTACCAGCAGCGCACCGAAGCCGGACCCGGCGGCCACTTCTCGGCCACCCCCCACACCCACCACCGCCGCTGATGGGCTGGCGCCGCACCGACCGCGAACTCGCCGCCACCCGATACGCCGGCCGCGAATCCGCCACCGACAAGGCCACCCGCAAACAACGCGAACGCGGCTCCATGGGCAAACCCCACCGCAACGCCGCCGACGCCGACCGCACCGGCTGGACCTGGTGGGACCGCCACCGCTAACCCCGACCGCCGCGCCCCGGGAGTCCCGACCCGGGGCGCGGCCCCACGACACCAGGAAGGCCCCCGAACCAGTGAGCGCCGCCACGCCTCTCGCCCGCACCACCAAGGCCGTAGACCACACCCTGCGCCTCTTCGTCTGGGGATCCCAGGTCTCCACGGCGGCCATCTACCTCACCATCGCGACCCAGCCGGACGCGTGGCGCTCCCTCTACGCCACCGACACCGTCGGCGCGATCTGCGGCGGGATGGCCCTGCTGGCCCTGGTCGTCCTCTGGCCGACATGCCTGTACGCAGAGCAGAGGCGGTTCTACGACCGCGTCTCCCGCCGGTTCCACCACAAGATCGGGCTCCTCGCTCACGCCGGCGTCCTCGTCTTCGCCCTCGGCGTGCTCACTGACCGGCACCAATGGTTCGCACTATGGGCCGTCCCGGCCCTATGCACCCTCCCCGCGGTCATCGTCTGGCACGCCTGGATGCGGGCGCTCGCCCTTCCGCCGGAAGACCAGGCTGCCGTTGACGCGATCATCAAGAAGGAAGCCCAGGAGGCCGCCGCCCGGTTCGACGCAGTCCGCAAGGAGCAGCGGCGCGAGCGACTGCACGCAATCGTCACCGGGCTCGGCCACCATCTCGTCGACATCGAGGTCGACGGCGAGGGCAGGCAAGCCGGGGGCGCCGAAAGGCCGACCAACGCGGCCACGCCCTGGCCGATCCCGCCGCGCAAGCACCAGCCGCTCGTCTACCTCCTCCGCAACGGCAACCGCATCAAGATCGGTACCACCACCGAGTTGAAGCGGCGCATCCGCACCCTCGCGCTGCGCCCGGAAAACGTCGTCCTCCTCCTCGACGGCGGCCAGCAGCTCGAACGCGAACTGCACCGCAGGTTCGCCCGGCTGCGCATCGGCGACACCGAGTGGTTCGCGTACGACGGGCCGCTCATCGACTTCGTCCACACCGAAAACGCCCGCGCCGCCCGGAAGGGGGATCCGAAGTGAAGAAGATCGCGAGCGTCCCCGCAACACCCATGACACCCATCGCCGTCTTCTTCACCCTCGTGTCGCTCGCCTGGACCGGCTACAGCATCACCGACCTCATGGCCGCCGGCCTGTGGGGGCTCCTCGCAGCCGTCAGCGTCGACGGCCTGTGGGCCGTCGTGCAGTTCCTCGACTACAAGGGCATCGGCGGCCGGACAGTCCGCGGGCTCGGCTGGGCAGCCCTCGCCTGCGCCTCCGGACTGCTCGCTTACCACGGATCGACGATCAACCCTGCCGCCGCGATCGCAGGCGCACTGCCGCCCGTCGTGGCCAAGGCCGCGTGGCTCGGCGACATCCGCCTCCGTCGCGACCCGACCGCGCTCACCCCCGGCCAGGAGTCGGAGATCAACGATGTGATCCGCGACTCGGAGTACATCGCCCGCATGAAGGCAGCCGAGATCCGCCGTGACGCCGCCGCGGAGATCGCCCTCATCCGGGCGCAGGCCGACGTGACGCTTGCCCGCGACGAGGCCGACTTCACGGTGGGCTTGGAGCGGCTGCGGAAGCGCGCCGAGCTGGAGCGCCGCAGCCCGCTGGGGCTCACCCCGGCCGAGCCCGCCGGGGCCGTGGCTCAACCGACCGCTGAGCCCGAGGCTCACACCCCCGAGCCGCCCGGCTCACCGCATCCGGTGGCGTTGGCGTCTTCCCTGGCTGCCGCACCTGAGCCGCCCGCTCGCCCGGCCGAGCCCGAGGGGCACTCGTTCGGGTTCTCAGCCCCGGTGACGGCTCAGTCGGCTCAGCGGGCTCAGTCCGTCGCGCGGGTCGTTGAGCTTTTGGCTCAAGACCCGGGGCTCACCTCCGGGCAGGTAGCCGAGGCCCTCGACGTCAGCCCCGCCACCGCGAAGCGCTACCTGCGCGAGGCCCGCGCTGGAGGCCAGTCATGACCGCCGCACCCGGCGCGGACGAGCGCCGCGCCCGCGCACTCCTCATCCGCGCCCTAACCGGGCCGACGACACCACCGCCCCCGCCTCCCGTCCCGCCGGCGCAGCCCGCGCCCGTGGGGGAGGGGTGGTGGGAGCGGCTGTACGACGACGCGCACACCGACCACGGCGGGCCGGTACCGAAGCGCCGCGCGCGGGTGCCGAGCATGCGCAAGCCGGCCGCGGTCGAGCCGGACGGGGAGCCGGTCGAGTGGGTAGAGGAAGACGACCCGGCCGACCCCGCGCGCACCCCGCGCACCCGGTACGTGCCCATCCCGTCCGACCGCATCCACACCGCCTACGCCGGGCTGGAGCCCCGCGCCCGGTGGATCCTCCACACCGGGACAGCCGCCGCCACCGGGTGGGGGATCGGCCTGGAACAGGCCCTACGCGGCCTCATCGCCGAGTGCGGGCACGACACCGGGCAGGTCCTCCCCGGGGTCCTCCTCGGCCTGACCCTGGTCACCGCAGGGGCGCTCCTCGCCCGCCGCACCCGGCACTGGTGGCCCCCGCTCGCCTGGGCATGCCGCATCCCCCTCGCCTCCGCCCTACTCGCCGTCGCCCTCTACGCCCCCGGAGTCACGTCGTGACCAGTATTCCCGCCACGTTCCTCGCCGCCCCCGCCCAAGCCCCCACCATCCAGGGCGGACACATCGGCGGGGCCATGACCCTGTCCGCCGTGTCCCTGCTCTGCGGCGTCGTCATGGTCGCCGCCTGGCGCGGATCCAAGCGCCTCGCCCTGCTCCGCACACCCGACGGCGCCGTGAGCTGGGCCATCGTCACCGGCAACGTGTGGATGGCCGCCGGTGCCTCCTGGGCCAGCACCGCGGCCGGGATCGCGTCCATCCCCGCCAGCGCCGTCGGCGGCCAGGACAGCCTGGGCGCGGGCGGTGTCTCCCTCGTCCTGACCGCGCTGGCGTACTTCTGGCCGTGGAAGAAGGCGCTCATCGTGCCGATCATCATCGGCATCGGCGCCGGAGTGACGTACACCGCCGCAGGCGGGATCTGGAACACCGTGCCTACCGCCATCCGGATGATCGCCAGCCACTTCACCGGCGGCGCCTGATGCGCGCCTTCGCCCGCCCAAAACTCCGCCCCTACCTGCCTGACCTGCGGTTCCTCCGCACGGTCGGGCAGGGCCTGTGCGTGCTGTGCACGGGCGCGCGGGCGGCTGTACGGCGGGGCGTACGGGCGGTGCTGGGGGTACCGGCGAAGCGGCCGGCCAGCCGGGAGGAGATGGCCGAGGCGGCGGACCGGGCGGGGATGGGCCTGCTCGTGCTGGCGGTGGCCGGCGCATCCGGGGCCGGTGTCGTCGCGACGGTGGGGCGGCACCTGGTGCCGTATCTGCCGTGGGTGGTCGGCGGCGTCGTGCTGGTGGTGGTTGGGGTGGCATGTGCGGCGGCCCCGGGGGACACCCCCCGGAAGAAGATCGTTAAGGCCGGGGGAGTGGCCCCTGCTCCCCCACCCCCCGGGCAGGCGCCCCCGCTCGATGTGGCCGCGGTCGCCCGCGCGGTCCGCGCCGTGGCCGTCCCCAACGGCTGGTTGGGCGCGCACCTGGACGACGTCCTCGCGCACCTCCCCGGGCACTCCCGCGGGCAGCTGCTCGACGTCCTCGCCGAGGCCGGAATCCCCGTCGCCGAGCAGCTGAAACTGACCCTCCCCGGGGGACGCCAGCGCAACCGGCAGGGGGTGCGCCTCAGCACCCTCCCCGCGGGGCTGGGAGAAGCCCCGCCCACACCCGCCCCGGGGCCGCCCCAACCGGCCCCCGAGGTGCCCGCTCACCCCCCTCCCCGGGTCCCCCACCTGACCGTCCACAGGGGCGAGTAGGCCGGGGAGGAACCGCAGGTCACCCCGCGTCCTACCCGCCCGCCTACCCGCCCCTACCTACCCCCTGCGAGGAGGCCCCGACTGTGTACCGGTACCGGTGCGACCAGTGCGCCACCACCAGCCTGCCTGTCCGTACAAGGGCCGAGCTGCACGCCGCCCGCGACCGGCACCGGCGCGACTTCCACGGGGGGCACGTGCCCGACGGGGAGCACCTGTTGCGGTACCAGCCGCCCCGCAGGCCGGGCGACGCACGCCTCCTCGCGTGGGTCCTCGCCGGGCTTGCGCTGCTGCTCCTCGCCTGGGCCATCCAGCACTGACCACGGCGCGCGGCGGCGTGACCATCCCCCCTTGAACTGTACAGCCTCAGACTGTACAGTCATCCTATCGAGAGGGAGGGACCCCGATGGGAACCACCGCCACCGCCGCACTTCATGCCAACGTCACCGTCGCCACCATCCGCGCATGGTGCCGCCGCGGTGTCATCGCCGCCACGAAGACCGCTGGCCACTGGTTCATCGACGTCGCCTCCCTCGCTCACCGCATCGCCATCGGCGCCATGCGTACCCGGAAGGTGAAGGCCACGGCCACGGACACGAACGCCCTGCGCGCCGAGCTGACCGCCATCAACGAGCGCCTCACGCCCGCACGCAACGCCCACCCCCTCGACCGCGAGCGCGGCGCCCGCGACCGCGCCAGCGGCACCCTCCGCGCACGCGCCTTCGCACGAAACGCCCTCCAGATCCTCGACCTCGCCGACCTGTGCGACACCAACGACCAGGCCGCCGCCACCCTCGACCTCCACCTCGCCCAGGCCGGCTACGTCCCCCGCTCCGCCGAATACAACCGCACCCACGACGCCAAGGACCGCGCCGAGGCGCTCCTCACCCTGGCCCGCGACGCCGAAACGAGGATCAAGAAGTGACCACGCCCAACCGCGGCATCCCCGGGGAATGGACCGCGCAGCAGTGCGCCGAAGCCTGGGGCGTCCAACTCAAGACCTGGCACAGCTACGTCGCCCGCGACCAAGCCCCCAAGCCTGTCCGGCGCATCGGCCGCACCCCCATGTGGAACACCGCCGAGGTCACCGCTGCCCGCGACCGCCGCACCCCGCGCATGCGGAAACTCCGCCTCCCCGCCTTGACTGACATTCTCGGGGCCATCGACGCAAGCTACGACGCGAGCCATGACCAAGGCCACGATGGAGAATTCCGCGAGAAGTTGTACCGCGACGCCGTCACCGCCCGGAACGCCCTAGCGTCCGCTCTCTGGCACCTCGCCGATGTAGCTGAGGAGCGGGCAGCCCAATCTGCCGTCGAAGCTGGCCCAGACGACAACTACAGCCCGAACGCGATGCGCGCACATGCTGCCCGGCAGGCATACGAAGCCCTCGGGGAAGACCTCCGCAGCGCCGCCGATCAACTCGACGCCCACATCCTGGTCCACCCGTTCGCCGATTGACCCCCGCACGCACGAAGCCGCCCCTGCCCGGCCCGAAGGCCAGACAGGGGCGTGACGCATGGGTCAGTCCTTCGGCTTGTCCTGCACGATTGCGGTGCGGACGCCGGCAAGGTACGCCTCGGCCGCGTCGGGGTTCGTGACGTTCGTGATCGAGTCCTTGACGGCTTGGTAGGCGGCGTGTCCCTCGGCGACGGGGTCGGTCCAGCCGCCCTTGCGGGCCTCCCGGATGATCCCGTAGATCCGTGAGTCGGTGAGGCCGAGTTCCTTGGCGATCGCGGGCGGTGGCATGCCCGCCCCGAAGTGCTTCATGACCAGGTCTGGTGTCGCGGCGGTGATGACTTCGGCGGCTGTGCGCAGGATGCGGGCGTCGAGCAGGCTGAATTCCTCGGCGACCAGGGCGACGGTCTGGTCGAGATCACGTACACCTGAGCGAGCCCGTTCGACCTGCTTGGCCAGCCAGCGTAGGTAGTTGCGGCTGAGCGGGTCGTCTTGATCGTCAGTAGGGGCGGCCGTGCTGGAGGTTTCCTTCTCGTACTGCTCGATTGCGGCGGCCATCGTGGCTCGGAGACGGTCGGCGGGTGTGGGTTCGGTCGGCATGGTCTCTCCTGGCGTCGGGGGCCGATACCCGACTGTAGCGCCACCGCAATCGGCTTCACAAGTGGTTTGTGAATCTACTTGCAGTGGCGTGCACGGAAAGACGCCCCCGCCCGGTCCCGGAGGACCAGACGGGGGCGTCCTGCTGCTCAGCTCAGATCTTGCGCCGGTCCAGCAGCGCCGGCTGCGACGGGGTCGTGGGCGTGCTTGGCGGCGGGGCGTCATCCCGGCGGCACACCAGCGCATCGGGGTCATCCAGCGCGGGCTGCTGGGAGTATCCGGTCGGGCAGGCTGGCCCGGGCGCCCCGGGGTCGCCCTTCTCTCCGGGTTGGCCCGGCGCTCCGTCCTTGCCGTCCGCTCCCGGCTTCCCGTCGACACCGTCCCGGCCGGCCGCTCCGTCCTGCCCGGCCACACCCGGAGCACCGGACGCCCCCGGGGAGCCCGGCGTCCCCGGTACCCCAGGCAAACCCGGCTCGCCCCGTGGTCCTGGGATCGGCACGACGATCCGCGCCGGCAGATTCAGCACCGCGGACGCCGGGTCCGGCGCCACGGGCGACTGCCCCGCCGCCTGCACCTGTGCCCGCAATGCGCGCACGTCCGCGGCGAGGGTGTCGACGGCGTGGCCCCGCTGGTTCGCCTCCTCAGCCGCCGACTGCCGTGCCTCGACTTCGGCGTCGACCCGGGAGTCGGCGGCGTTGATACGCGCCCAGATGATGATCACCGCCCCGCACAGGGCGACGATCACGCACGCGAGGAGCGCGCGTCGCCACCGGCGGGCGAGAGCTTGCTCCGCGCGGGTCATGGGGTCCCTCCGAGTTGGGTGATGATGCTGCGTAGCCGGGTGATCTCCGCCTGGTCGGCAGACCGGTACGACGACTGCTCTGCCAGTCGGGCGTCCCGGTCGGTGAGCTGCTGCCGCAGGTCGTTGATCTGGGCGCGCTGGTCGGCGCGTTCTTCCTGGAGTTGGTCGATGAGGCTGTTGCTTCCGGTGAGGGCGGTCTCGCCGCGCTTCCCGAGGTACGCCACCACCGCTCCGGCGAGGACCCCTACGAACGCGAGGACACGGCCCAGGGCGGTGGCGTCCAAGGGGCCTCCTATGCGGCGAGGTCGACGGAGCGCTTCGTCACCCCGACGTTCTTCTGCAGCGTCCGCGCGATCCCGGTCGGCTTCCACAGGCCGAAGTGCGAGGCGACTGCGGTCACGAAGCCGACGAGCGCGAACACCACCGCGGAGCCCACGCTGTACCCGTCCGGGTGCGGCGCGGTGTACTCGACGAGGAACCCGTTGGCCGCGGTGAACGCGAGCAGGAGCACGGCCTGCACGCTGGAGTTGGTGACGTGGGTGGTGACGACGCCGACGAGCAGCGGCAGGACGAACGTGACGATCAGGCCGAGCCAGTAGGCCGTATCGATGTGCTGCATGGTGAAGTTCCGTTTCTGCTGGTGGGGTTACGCGGTGATGGGCTGGTCGTCGCCGGTGACGTGCACATCGACCTTGATGACCTCGTCGGCGATGGCCTGCTGCACTGCGGCGACGATGGTGTCGACGTCCCGGCCGGTGCCGAGCTGCTTCGCCAGCGCGGTGATCGCCGCAGTCTGCGCGGTCACCTGCGTGACCAGCTGCTTGACCAGGTTGTACGTGGCCTCGCCCTTGCCGTTGCCGTAGGCGATCCAGTCGCCGATGCTGTTGGTCACGTCGGTCTTGAACCACACGCCCTTGTGGACGGTCCACTTGTCGGTGAGCTGCACGTCTTCCTCCTGCTCGATGTTCGGGGTGCGGCCGGGCGTCCACTGCCCGTAGTCCGCGGCCATCGCGGTGTCGTGGTCGCACTCCACGCCGTTGATGCGGATGGTGGAGGCGTACTGCCGGATCACCGCGCGCGAGTCCCGCCGGCCGCCGGACCACGCGACGGTCTGCCACGCCCACGTTGCGAGCTTGTGGTCGAGGAGGTAGTCGACGACCTTGTAACCGCCATACACCCCGGTCCGGGCCAGGCCGAGGACGGACGCCACGCCCTGGAAGTACGGGACGACCACGGTCGGGTTGGCGTCCCAGTCGACGGCGAAGTAGATCGGCCGCCCGGCCGGCTGCCCGCACGCCTTCGCCTGCGCCGCGGCCTCCTTCGCGTCCGCGATACCGGCCGCCCGGCCCGCGCCCGCGCGGCTCGCGGTCGTCTCCCAGACGACGACGCAGGACACCCCGTGTGCGGCCAGGTCGTCGGCCTCCGCGGGCGTGAGATTCTTCGACGGGTTGTGCGACAGGTACCGGGCCGCGAAGCGCATACCGGCGTCCGCGAGCGCCTTCCCGCCCGGGCGGCCGGCCGAGTAGTCCACACCCTCGACGCTCATGCCGGAACCCACTTCCCCTCGCGGGCGAAGCCGTGGGTACCGCAACACGGCCACAGCAAACTCGGCTCCAGGTGCAGAGGCTCTCGGCTCACGAGCGTGTGCTCCGGAGCCGCCTGCGGCATCCACCGGTCCTGCTGCGAGCACCAGTGCCAGAACCACGGGTTCGGGTTGTCCGGGTCGGCGGACAGGTCCGGCCCGGGCCAGCCGTAGGCGATGTTCGGCGCGAGGTCGTGAACCTCCTGCCACCAGTCGCACCATGCAGACGGCGGCGACGACTGGTCCCGGGCGCCCATCAGACCCCCAGCCCCGACAGGGCGCCACGTACCGCCGCGGCGACCTGAGCACCCGACGGACCCACCGGGATAGGCGGGGTCGGTTGCGGCGCCGCCACGAACGCGGGCACCGTCACATCGCCCTGCAGAGACAGCAGCTGCGACAGGGCCGCCGTCGTGAAGTACCCGCACCCACCGACACCCCACGACGACGCCCACGAGTTCGTGACCTCGTACTCCCCGGTGGTCGCGTCGTACGCGTTCAGCTCCAACTCGTGCCCGCCGGCCAGCCCCGACGTGGTGTCCACGACGATCTGCCCGTCGGACCGCGGGTCGAACATGCTGTTGTACCAGTTGATGCCAATGATGACCGGCCCGGCCTGCAGCGCGGTGTTGAGGGCGCCGATCGAGAAGGCGTGCGTGTACGACGACGCCAGGCCCAGCGCCTTGAGGGCCTTCGCCACACCCACACCCGACGACCCGGTGTCCGTCGGCGGGTACGTCCCGGAGAACGAGTCGAGGACCGTCGCCAGCGAGTACAGCGCCACCGCGAAATCCTCGTCCAGGGCGTGCTCCCCGGCCGTGAACAGCCCGTGCGAGGCGTCCGCGCCCGCCGCGGTGACGAGCACCGTCGGCGTCGCCGTGCGGCCCGCAGAGTCCGTGCCCAGTGCCCCGGTGGCGGCGTTGCCCGTGCACGAGCCCAACTGGCCCTGGTCCAGGACCGGTACGCGCCTGGTCCACGAAACGGACTTGATCGCGGTCCGCGGGAGCACCGGGTGCGCGTAGGCCAGCGACCGCGGGTCGTGCTCGACGTGCCGACCGAGCGGCCGGCCGGGGCGGTGGTGCTGCTCGATGAGGTTGGTGGTCATGCGCTCTGCTCCTGCGGTGAGATGGGGGCGGTCCAACGACGGACCGTGAGACGGGTCAGGGGGTCCACGGTCAGGGCGTCGTTCGCGCGGGCCTGCGTGGACGCCGCGTCAGACCGCAGAACGATGACGATGCGGTGCCCTGGCGGCCAGGTGGCCGGGACCGTGTACACGGCCGTGATGGCGACCGGCATGTGGTGCCTGGCCGGGTCGACGTTGTCGCCCGTCGACACGTCGATCTGCGTCCACGGGCCGCTGCTGCCGAGGCCGTCGTCGCAGTCGTACGCCCACAGAGCCGTGCTGACGCCCACGGTGTAACGCGGCTCTGGTGCGTCATTGGTGACCCGGGCGCGCCCGTCACAGTCGAGCATGTCCCCAGCTATCACGGGCACGATCACCCTGGCCATCGTCCGGTACTCCTGCCCCGACCATGTCCCAATCGGCAGAGTCGTCGCGGTGCTGACGTTCGTGGAGTACAGGGCCGCCACGGTCATGCCGTCGGTGGCGACGGCGGCTCGGATCACGGTCACGCTCAGACCACCTCAAAGATCGTCACAGTCAGGTCGGTGAAACCGGTGCACTGCACCTGCGCGCCACCGGTGACGTTGGATAGTGCGCACTGGAGTTTCAGGGTGTGGCTCCCCGCAGCCGGCAAAGTGCCGGACCAGGACTTGGGCGCCATGTCGTAGTCGCCGGAGTCGGAGCCCGTGGCGCCCTCGGACCAGCGGGACTCTCCGGACGCCTGTACGCCATCGACCAGCAGTGCGCCCCGCGTGAAGGGGCTTGCCGTGCCAGCGGTGACGGTCTTGTAGCTGAAGTTCGCCTGCGCCAGATAGGTGGCGTTCGCGTTCTGCGTGGTGAAGGTGACCGACCCACCAGGCACATCCGTCAATGTCGTCGTCGAGAACGTCGTCCCAGACGACGTCTGCGTGAAATAGACCGCGGGCTGCAACCGGTTGAGCTGCGCAGCGGTGACCTTTTGACCTGCCTGGAATGCCATGCGTGCGCCTCCTACAGGCCCAGGTACAAGGGGTTGGCGAGTGAGACCGCGGCGCCAGCAGGCAGCGCCTTCGTTAGACCGTTCGTGCCGCGGACCACGGTGACCGTCTGCGGGTTGAGGAGCGCGAATTCGTCGAACGTCACCGCCAGCGGCAGGGTGTTGGTGTTGCCGGTCGCGAGCATCGCCCGTACGCCGACCTGCCCAGCGGCGCCGACGCTGCTGTCCACGACGGCGGTGTCCCAGACAGCCTGCTCTCCGCCCGACACCGCCCATACTCGGGCCTGGAACGCTGTCCCGACGCCGTTGAACCTGGCCCTGAACAGGGTCCCCGCAAAGTGCGTGAGCGCGGTCGTGGTCGTGGACAGTTGAGTCTCGGTTCCGGCGATGCGCTTTCGGATACTGATGATGACCGCCTGCCCGGTGGTGAACTCGACCCGGGCCAGCATGCAGTTGTTGGCGTCGGCGTACCGGCTGAGGAGGTACACGTACTGGCTGGCACCAGCGGCCAGGGCGGGTGTGGAGAACGACACCTCGGCGTCGAAATCCGCCAGCGCCGGTCCGGCCGCAGCATTGCGGGCGACATTCACCGACGTCAGCGACATCTGGCCGGTGGTGCCGTTGGTGGAGTAGTCCGACGGCGCACCCCCGGACGTGGCCCAGGCCTGCCCAGAGGTAGTGGTACCCCAACCGTTAGAGGTGGTGCGCGTGAAGCTATCGATGATGGCGTTCACGCAGGCGGTGGCGGTAACTACCTCACCAGAGACCCGAAGGTCGAACGGGTAATCCGCGCCGCTAGTCGTCCAGTACGGCCCTGAGGTCGTCTCCACCGTCAGCGATGTCGCAGTGGATGTCGCCGCGAGCGCCAGGACGCTGCCATCGGTATCGAGACGCCCGAGGACCGGGTCCTCCAGCAGCCCTACCTGGAACGGGCCGTACGGCCGGCATGCGAACTGCAGGGACCAGTTGTACTGCGACAGCAACTCGGTGTAGCCGGCGACGAGGAGGTCGATCGCGTCGGGCGGCAGCCACGTCGGCATCGGCGGGGTGATCCGCATCCGGGCACCGGTCTCGATGCGCATGGTGGTCGGGACCAGCGACGGGTTCTTCTGCAGCAGCATGTTCACCTGCGGGAAGCGGGCCTCATTCCAGGTGGCGACGTGAGTGCGCCACTGCGCGTGGTAGCTGGTCTGCCAGTCTGCGTGCAGATCGAGGGTGACGGCCTCGTCGTAGCCGGTGCCGATGCCAGCCGGAGGCGGGTTGACGGAAAGAGGCCCGGTCGTGATGACGGACCGGCCGAAGGATCCGCCAGTGCGGCTGACCGTGGAGTCGTTGATAACGCCCGCCAAGTCCTCGACCGGGGTGAGGGGTGCCACGAGCATGCTGCCGGAGTACGGCAAGTCCATGGCTGACGGTTGGCTACACAAAGAGACCCGTCCCCGATAGCGCAATCCAAGGAACTCGCGCGCCTCATACAGGAGTCCCTCATCGGCCTGCGCAGCGCCCGCAAGGACGTTCAGGGCCGTGTCCTGTGCCTGCGGCCCGACGGTCGACGTGTCGGAGGCATAGGCGGCCACCGACAAGGCGATGCCCTGCTCGGTTGCGACGCGCGCAAGGCGCCCCGCGGCGGATTCCCCATCGAATGCCCGGTCAGCGTTGTCGTAGGGACTACTGGTGGTGCGCGGGCGCACTCCGACATGCCCGATCCGCAAGCCCTGGAAGGAGCTGTCCCACCCGCCGGAGACGCCGCTGACACGCCCCGGGGTGCCGGTGTACGCCGTCTGCACGAACCAGTTTGTGGGTGCACCGATTACGATCCACTGAGCGGTCAGGGTGACCGTGCCACCCGACGTGGCCGTGAAAATCTGGAGGCGCCCCCACCCGTCCGTGAAGTTGTTCGGGAGGAAGTCCGCGGTCGCCACTACCGTGCCGCCGCTGTCGAGCGCCTGGATGCGCGCCACGGCGACACCGACAAGGAACTGTACCTGTGCAACGGTCCCTCCGGCGCAGCCCACCTGGAACAGCAACGTCGGCGCGGCCGGCAACGTATCGAGTTTGTACACCATCTCCACCTGCCAGTCGCCCAGCACACTCGATGGGACGCTGCCCGCGATCGACGACGGCGGCGACAGTATCGGCAGTGGCGCCGAGCCGGCCAAGGTGGAGTCCTGTGCCCAATTCAGTCCGCTGGCCCGCATCGGGTTCACCCCGGCGATAGGGCTCGCTGCGCTCGTCGATCCGGCGCTGTCCTCCATCGGCCAGTACGCGACCATGTCCGACGCAGTGGACAGGCGCCGGTACAGCGTCGACTGCAGCACGGTCTTCGACTGGTTGTAGCGTTGCAGGACGCCCGATGCCTGGATCGGGGTGGTGACGTCCTTCCCTCCGGTGTCCCACTGCGGCGGCCACTCTCCAACCTCGCCGGTGAAGCGACGGTACTTGTTCGTGACCGCCGCGGCAGTGGCCGTCCAGGCGCGCGGGGAAGGCGCGGTGTCGTTGAAGCTTGTGGCGCCGACCGTCTGCGCGGTGAAGTCGGGGTTCGCAACGATCACCCCGCCGATGCCGTTACGGACCTCCACCGAGTAGATCTTCTTCGCCAGCGGCTGATAGAAGACCGTCGACAGGTCACCGATCTGAAGCAGCGCGGTGCTGTTGAACAGCGACGTCGTAGGGGTCGCCGTCAGCGTGGCACCGAGTTGGGCCCACGGTCCGGCGGTGCCCGGCGTGGCGGAGGTGTAGAACGTCGCCGTGTAGCCGCCGGCGCCGTTGTCGACGTCCAGGGTGACCCGCACCGACTGCCGCGTGAATGGCGCGAGGTTGATCGAGCTGGAAGTGGCGAAGTGGTAGGTGCTGTTGTCCGACGACCACAGGAACACTAGCTGGCCGAGGTCGGACAGCAGCAGCATCCATGACCACCGGTTCGGGTTGTTCTGCCACTTACCGCAGATCTCCGTGTAACTGGGGCCGTCGATGCTGTCCGCGCCGCCCCGGTAGTCGCCCCACACGGCCGGCTCGATGTCGGCGCGGATGTCGATGTCGCCGGTGACGCCGAGGACGGCGGCGTCGGGGGTAGTGGCATGTTCGGTGCCGCCTTCGGACACGTCGAGCCACGGTGTGCCGTGGGCGACGGAAACCCGGAGCGGGATGTTCCGCCCGAGGTACCCGAAGTACGGGGAGCGCGGGTTGCGGTTGGAGTAGTTGCCCGAGTTATTGTCGAGGGTGAGGTTGCAGGTGCTTCGGTCAGCGAGCATGCCGCCGCTGGAGGTGATGCCTCGCTGGATGGTGATGGCCTCGGTGCCCCCCTGGCTACGTACGTCGGTGGACACGTCCGTCCAGGTCCCGTTGATCTGCAGTTCCACGCTGATGGGGAGGGGCGTCTGCGGGAAGGCCATCAGTAGCGCCTCCGCCCGTAAACCGCCTGGACGTCCCCGCCGTGCTGCTGCACCAGTTCCCGCATGGGGTCGAGGAGCATTTGCGCAACCGTGCGCCCGTCGAGGAGCAGCGTCACATTCAGCGGCGGCAGGCCCCCGCCGCGCCCGGACAGCATCCGCGCGGTGTCGGGGCCGGAGTGCACGCGGCTGCCGACCGGGAGGTCCACGATCTCCGGGGCGTACTCGCCGACCAGTGTGCGACCCCACCGGTTCCCGCCGGACGCCGCGGCACCCACCGTGCCGCCGGCCGATTTCTTCCCGAACGCGCGCTTCAGCTCCGCGGCCATCGCCGCTGCGGCCTTGGCCATGACCGCGTCGAGTTGCTTCTGCTGCTTCGCCAAGCCATCGACCAGGCCCTGAGCCTGCTTGATGCCGGCACCATACATGGCGTCCGCGGTCGTTCCGCCCGCTGCGCTTCCGGCGGCTTGCAGTTGCTTCTCCAGACTGTTGATCTGGGAGATGTCGGCCTTGGATGCGCCGAGGAGCCGCTCGGCGTTCTCCATGCCGCCGCCAGTGATGCCAGCCTGCGCCAGCTCGGAGAGAGATTGCGCATTGAGCCCCTTGGACCGCAGATTGGCCAGGTCAGCGGCGAAGCGCTTCGCGGTCGTCACGTCGGTTTGCAGGCTGTTGATGACGCTTCCGGGGCCGCCGGGCAGGCCGGTGTTGCCCTTGGCGATGCTGCCATAGGACACGATCGACGAGGAGACGGTGTCCTTGAGCTGTGCCGCGGCGTCCTTCAGTGCGGCCAGCTTGTCCGAGGCCGCGGTGAGCTTGCTGTTGACGGTCAGGAGGGCCTTCTCGTTCTTCAGCGCGGCGGCCCCGAACCGGTCGAAGTCCTTGACGAGCTTGGATTCCTGCGCCCCGTGCGTGGCCGCGCGGATCTTCGACACCCACTCGTTTAGCGCGCCCGATAGGTCGCCGACCGATCCGGGGGCGCCGAGGGCGTTCTCGAAGTTGTTGGTCCGGTACCCGGCGAGCTGCCCGAAGTAGGAGATCGACAGGTCACCGCGGGCGTTGTTCCGGGCGTCCCGCTCGGCGTTGGCCCGGTCGATCGCAGCCTGCTGCGCCTTGCTGACCTTCCCGCCCTTGGCGTACCGCGGCATCTTGCCGCTGTTGATCGCGTCGAGGAGTGCGCCGTTCTTCGCGGCAGCGTCGGCGTTAACGACGTACTCACCGTTGGACGCGAGGATCGGCACGTCGTCGCTCGTTCCGGTGCCGGGGCCGCTGACCCGGCCGCCGGCCGCGTACCGGCCGCCTTCGTGCGCGACGACGCCGACATTGCTGTGGGTCGTGACGATGTTGATCCCAACGGTCTTGCCCTGGATGGTGGCCAGCTCGGCCTTGGCCTTGCGGATCTTCGCTTCGAGGTCGGCGATGTCCGCGCTGATCTTCGCCTTCTTCGACGTGGGTGCGGACTTCAGGTCCCGCTTCGCCTTCGCGAGGTTCGCCTCCCAGTCGCTGATGTCCGCCTTCAGCTTCACCTCCGGCGGCAGGTGCAGCAGGCTGTCCGCGAGGTCTTGCGCCTTCGACGCGGACAGGCCGAAGCCCTCCGCGGCCTTCACCAGGCTGTCGTAGCCCTTCGAGTACACGGCGTCGATGTCCTGCATCGACGCGCCCTGCGCAGTCAGCTTCTGCGTGTAGTCGTCCGTCGCGGCGGCCATCGCAGACAGGGCGTCGCGGTTGTTGCGGCCCTTCTCGCTGGCCAGGGACAGCGTCTTCCCGTTCTCCTTCAGCGACTCGTTGGCCTTACCGATCGCGTCGTAGAACTTCGTCTCGGAGTTGAACGAGTCCTGGGAGACCTGGTCCAGTGCCTGCAGCGACTGGGCGAGCCCGTCCGCGATGTCCTTCTGCGCTGCCAGCTGCTGCTGCACCTGCTGCGCCTGATCCCCGAAGCGGCCCTGCGCCTGCGCCGTCAGGTCCGACTGCACCTTCGTCGCGGAGAGAGCGGCCTCGTAGTCGTCGAGCTTGTCGACGGGGAGCTTGTAGCCGGCGTTCCCGAGGTTCGTCAGGGCGATGTTGGCCTGGTCGGCGTGCCCGTTCTGAACCAGCTGCGCGAGGCCCTTGTCGATCGCGTCGATGTCCTTCTTCGCGGCCTTCATCGAGTTGGACTGCCCCATGCCCAAGGTGAAAACCCTGTTGAGCGCGTCGTTGACCTTGTCCATCCCCGACGCCTTACCGGAGACCCGGTCGATCGCCGCACCGAGCCCGTCGAGGTCCTTCCCGAATGTCCCGGTGAGTTCGCCGCTGGCTTTCCCGCTCGTCGCGAGATTGCCCAGCGCGGTGGCCATCCGGTCGACGTCCGGGGCTTTCTTCCCGCTGCTGGTGAGCTTGTCGATGGCTAGGACTGCGGCGCCGATCGCGACGACCGCGATCCCCAACTTCGCCCCGGTCGACAGGGTCCCGAACGCGGCACCGAGGCCCTTGAGGCCGCCGCCGGCCGCCACGCTGGCGTCCCGCATGTACATCATCTTCAGCGCGGCCGTCTCGAACGCGGACTTCGCGGCCAGCGCCCCGGTGGACAGGGCCGCCCATGCGAGCTTCACCCCGGCGGCGACCTTCATCGCCGCGGCCAGTGCGATCGTCCCGGCGAGGAGCCCCGCAGTCGCGACGGTCACGTCGATGACGGCGCGCTTGTGCTCGGAGAGCGTGTGGATGAAGCTCTGCAGCGGCGGGATGATCTTCTGGCCGACGCCGATCATCAGCGCGTCAAAACTCATCTCCAGGCTCTTGACCTGGAACGCGAATGTCTTCTGCGTGTCCGCCCACGACTTCCCGAAGTTCTTCGCACCCTCCTCCAGCGCCGGATACTTGCTTTCGAGGCGGTCCATCTGCCCGACGAGGATGTTCAGCCCGGCGCCAGCCTTCCGGCCGAACGCGTCGGTGATGATCTGCCCCTGCTGCTTCGAGCTGATGCCCGCCGCGTTCAGGTGCGCGACCAGGTCCTCCAGAGCGAGCTTCAGGCCGCCCTTCTGCATGTCCTTCGCGAGGGTGTCGGTCTGGAGCCCGATCTCCTTCAGCGCCCCGGCACCGCCCACGACGGGCTTGGCCAGGGCCATCACAGACATGCGCAGCTGCGTCGCCGCCTGGGCGCCACGGATGTTGTTGTCGCCGAACACCGCCAGCGCGGCGCCGACATCGGTGATATTCAGGCCGAAGCCCTTGACCGTCGCCACCATGCCGGACCCGAACGCCTTCGCCAGGTCGGACATCTTCATGTCGCCGACACCGACGGTGGCGTTCAGGACACCCATGGCCTGGTCGAGGTTCTGCACCCCGGGGATGTTCGCGGCGACCGCCGCAGTGAGGGCGTTCGTGGTGTCGACGAGGTCGGCGTGACCGACGGTGGCGCCCTTCGCGGCGGTCTCGGTCAGCTTCAGCGCCTTAGCCGAACTGATGCCCATCGATTCGAAATTCGACTCGACGTGGAACAGCGCCTCAGCCAGCGAATCCGGGTCCTGCGCGACCTTCCCCGCAAGGCCCAGGACGCCCTTCTTCAACCCGCCGATTTTGTCTGCGCTGACGCCGGCCTGCGTCTGCAGCAGCGACATCTCGGAGTCGAACTTCGAGGCCATCTTCACAGCCTCGACGCCGACGGCGGCGAACCCGGCCGCTGCGAGCGCGGCGGTCTTGTTCAGCGTCTTCATGCGCGCGTTGGTCTTGTCGACCTCCGCGTTCACCGCGGCCATCGTCGGCCCCGTCAAGTTCTTGGCTGTGACCAAGATTTCCACGAGGTTAGACATCCGGATTCACCCCCAACCGTTCGATCTCCAGCAACTGCCACACCTCAGCAGGCAGCGCCTCGATTTCCGGCGGCGTCTTGTGCCACCGGTCACACAGGCCGAGAATCAGCTCGGCGTAAATCAGCTCGCCAGGCTTTGCGACGGGATCTCCGTCAGGACCGATTCCGCCGCCGAGGTCTCGCCAGAGCTGGAGTTGACGCCCAAAGGGGCCGGCACGCCGAGGACCGCATCCGTCCACTTCTTGACGATCGCGTTGACCATGTCGTCGTCCTCCGCCTCGACGGCCTCACGCGTTGCTGGCACCGGGCGCCCGTCCTCGTCTTCGAGGTTCCAGCCGACGAGCCGGTCCATGAACAGCTCGAACGTCCGCACGGACGTCCCGCCGCCCTCACCGGACCAGACCGAGACGAGCTGGCCCATGCTCAGGGTCCGGACCTGCACCTCCAGGCCCGGCCAGTCGGTGGTCTCGTCGAAGACGAGGTTGTAGATCTTCCGATTGCGCTTGTAGCCCACGGTCGTTCTCCCTCACGCCCACGTCGGGACGACACCATCAGCGAGCACACCCGGCACGCTCGCGGTGAGCTCGCCGGTGTTGGAGCGCTGCAGCGGGTAGTCGGTGAAGTAGCACTCGTTCGCGAGGGTCTTGCCGCCCACGCCGATCGACACCGTCCGCGCCACCGACGTCGACGACACCGTGGAGAACACCGCGTGGCTCTTGTTCGCCGCCGGGTTGAACACGACCTCCAGCGTCACCGAGAAATCCGCTAGGAGCAGCAGCCGCTCATTCGCGCTCTTGTCGATGCCGGTGATGTCCTGCACCGCGCGAGGCGTCGCGAAGCTGAGGTTCGTGATGTCGTTCCTGATGTCCTGCGCCGCCGCCGCCGCATCGTCGACGCTGAGCGTGGTCCATCCCAATCCCGAAGACTTGCTAATGGCTACTGTCCTCCTTAGTCGGCCGCGTCCTTTCGAGAGCGCAGCAGGTAGCTGATGGCCCTGCGCATGAGAACTGGATCGTCCTTGAGCAGGCCAATGGCGCGGTTACACCGCTGGCAGAGCAAGCCGCGTATCGCGCCGCTGTCGTGACAGTGGTCGACGGACAGTCGGAACTTTTTGCCGGTGCGGCCGTGTTCGTTCGGTTCGTCTTCGCCGCAGATTGCACAGACGCCATGCTGCTTTCGCAGCAGTGCGTTGTAGTCGTCCAGGGTGATCCCGTAGGTCTTGAGCAGGTTGAACTTCCTGCTGTTCGCCCTGGCGCGTTGAGGGTTGTCGGCGAACCACTTCCTGGCAGCAGCCGCCTGGCATTCCTTGCATGTGCTGCGGTAGACGTCGAGGCCACCGTTGACGCCCTTGCGGGAGAGGCTGAACTGCTCATACGGCTTCGTCTCACCGCAGTTCGTGCATCTCTTGCTGTCCCCTCGGCGAGCCAGCCGGCGAGCCTTGAGAGCCTCCGGAGGGAGTGCCCGGGACGGGAGGTCGAGGGAAGCGTGACGGGCCGCGTCGCACGCTTTGCATGACGCTTTGACGCCATACTTGCCGCGAGGGGCTTTGGAGAATTCACGCAGGGGCTTGTCGAGCCCGCACTTAGTGCAGACCCGCGAGTCGATTGACATAGCCCAATTGTATTGAATTCTTTAGCCACTTTCTCCGCCTCCTCTCTATTCCCGGTGTGACCCATGACGCTTTCCGGTTACCCTTCCTGAATTGCGTCAGCGAGCCCCTGCTGGTGCGTCGCGAAGTCGTCCTGCCAGTCAGCCGCCCGCTGGTGCAGGCGGCCCTTCGTGCCCCGCGGGTTACCGCGGTGGTCGCCGTCCCGGACGATGAACAGCTCCGGTTTGTCGATGCGGGTGCGGTGCTGGGTCGCCTTGAAGCAGCGCTGCCCGGCCTCGAACACCAGCCACGTCTCGCCCTCTGCTACCTGGAATTCGGTGAACCGCCGGCCGGAGGTACGCGCGGCGTGCACCATCTCCTCGGGGAGCCCCTCGACACGGATACGCCACCCGTGGAGGTAGTCCGGGCAGTCGATCTCTTCGCACGTCGCTGGCCGGTGGTGGCTGCTCAGCGGGGCGACGATCGCGAAGGTCTTGTACGACTCCGGTCCCATCTTCGGTTCGGGTCTGCTCATCAGAAGGTCACCGCCACGGGGTTGCGGCAGATCGTCACGGCGAACTGCGCGTTGGTGAATGTGCCTGTTGTTGCCACCCGCAGGTACCGGGCGACGGTGAGGTTCGATGCGGTGGCGATGCGCTGTGATGCGACGGTGGTGGCCGCGGTGAACCCGCCGCCGACGACGTCGGTGAACGTCGTGTTGTCCGGGGAGTCCTGGAGTTTCACGGTGACCGAGGTGCCGGTGACTGCGAAGATGTGCAGGTACGCCTGCAGCCCGAAGAGGGTGGATGCGGCGTTGTCGATCGAGGATCCGTTGGTGGCAGTGGTGTCCGTGCGGATTCCCGCGGTGCCGAGGAGCCCCCATTCGAGGCCGTAGGCGTTGGCCTGTCCGGACACTGCGAAGGTGAAGGCCCCGTCTGCTCCGCGGGTCCCGTCGTAGTTGACCTGTTTGCCGATCATCGCTGCGGACGGGGCGCCCAGTGTGGTGCCCCGGCAGTACGTCATCAGGACGTCCGCTGTGGGCAGTGCGGCGAGTTTGTCGTGGGTCATGCCCAGGTCCGGTTCGAAGAACGACGTGAACTCCATGCGCCCGTCACGCAGCCCGGGGATGCGGGCCATCGCGGACTGGGTGATGTCGGTGCCGTCGAGGAGGGCGGGGCCGCCGCCGACGTTGCCGAGCGAGTTGAGCGAGCCGGATGCGTTGAAGCCGGACAGGTAGAAGTTGTCTCCGAGGCCGCTGGACTTGGCCATGGTCAGGCCTCCTGATCCCATAGGTCGTTGATGATGAGCGGCAGGGTGATGTCCATGACGCGGTACTCGGTGCCGGACTGGAGCATGTATCCGGCCTTGGCGCTCAGCGGGTCGCCGTACTGGCCGAGGAGGTCGACGTCGCGGACGGTGCCGTCCAAGCCGAAGTCCCCGGAGTACGACCGGAGGAGGGCGTCGAGGGCCTGCATGAGGCGCGGGTCGATCGCGTCGCCGGGCTCGGTGTACAGCCCGGCGTAGAGGCGCACCATGAGGCCGAGGCGGATCGAGGTGGAGTCCAGACCGGAGCCGCCGCGGGCCGGCCCGATGTCCTGCACCCACACCGCGGCGGTCAGACCCGAGGTGTCCGGCGGCGACTTGGGCTCTTCGCCGTTGACGTCGGTGAACCACCCGGACGTGAGGGCGTGGTCCTGGACCCGGGCGAGGATCGTGGTGATGTCGAGGGGCGTGGTGGCCATCAGATCAGCCCCATCGCCTTGTACCGGCCGAGCAGTTCGTAAGCGATGCCCGGCGCCTTCCTGTCGACGAGGGCCTTGGTGCGGCGGAACGTCGAGTACCCGGCGAACCGGGTGACCGGGGCGTTCCGAGAGCCGGTGCCTTCCAGCCACGGCCCGTACACGACGCCCTGGTCGGTGACCCTGTAGCCGGTGCCCGCCCGCTCCACGGTGATGCGCGACTGGTAGTAGCCGGTGGGGTGCTGCAGCACCTGCGGCAGGCGCTGGAGGATCTGGTCCTCCGCGTACGTCGCGACCTTGTACCCGACCTCGTCGGCGTACGTCACCAGCGCCGCCGCCATCTTCCCGTTGAACATCGGGCCGCGGCGGACCATCTTGGCGTTGAACTCGATCCCGGGCATCCTCACACCGCCCGCATCCGGGCCTTGCGGCGCAGGTCGGACTCGGCCACCTGCTGACGCAGATCATCCCGCTCCGCCGTGACCGCGGCCACCGACCGGGTACCGCCAGTGCCGGCCTGCGCCCGCACAGTCCGCGCGTACCCCGACTGCTCCGACAGCAGCGTGCACATCGCCTCGGCAACCGCCAGTGTCTGCGCCTGCTCCGGCGGAACCCACCGCGTGAGCGCAGCGCCGTCAGCAGCGGTGGCGGCCGTCGTACCGGCCGCGCCGCGGGCGACCGTCAGCAGGCGGGGCGCCCAGATCGAATCCCCGGTGTGAGTGGCCAGGACGCTGCCGTCGTAGGCGCGTTCGACGGTGAGGGTGGCCCCGGCGATGTCCTGGACCCGCATGCGCTCACCGCCGAGGGTGAGTACCTCGCCGCGGTGGTAGGCCGTGCCGTCGGCCACGACGAGGAGGACGTCGTCTTTCTTCGCGGTGACCGGTGTCTGCAGGGTCTGCCCGGTGTCGGCCAGCGCCTTGTCTGTGACGGTCATGCGCTCCGCGCCGATGGTGAGCAGGTCACCAACGCCGACGGCACTGGAGTCCGATACGAGCACTGCGGTCGTTGTGGTGCTGGAGATGGCCGCGGCTAGCTGCCCGGCCGGGGCCTGCACGTCGGTGTAACCCCACAGGCCAGTGATGCTGATGGCGTGCTGCCACGTCGAACTACCGGCCCACGCGGACGGCCGGTCGAGGCGCGTCTCGATCCACCGATACGGCGGCCCCTCATTGGCCGGCTCCAGGTAGTAGTCCGTGGGCGGCACGGCGACCCCGGCGGAGAGGATCTGCGTCGGGGCAATGAGGTCGTACTGGTCGAGCCACAGCCGCCACGACCGCGGGGTCTGCTCGGACGGCCAGTCAAAGACGTACGTCGCGAGGCGGGGCTGGAAGGTGCGGTTGCACAGGCTGTCGACATCACGCGAACCCTTGGCGATCGCGCGGTCGACCTGCGCGTCGTCGCGTGCATGGGACGCCGACCCGAGGGCCGTGCGTACGGCCTCTCGGGTGGCGTACCAAGCCTGTGCCATGGCTGCTCTCAGTCCTTGTCAGAGTCGGTCTCGGACGTACGTGCCGTCGGGGCGGTATCCGTCGAAGGGGCAGTAGAGGAGCCCGTCCGCGCCCGTCCGCCACGGTTCCCCGTCGTGCGGGCACGCTTCGAGGTGCCGGAACTGCTCGTCTCGGGCTCGCTGTCGTGCTTCGTCTGTGATGGCGATGAGCTGTTCGAAGGGGATGACTCCTCGCCTCCCTCATCCGTGTCGGGCTCGTCGCCCCAACTGCCGGTGATTCCGGCGATGCTGGGACCGCCCGTGACGGTGATCTTCGGCATGTTCTGTTCCTCCTCCTCGGCATGGTCGGTGGACCCGCACTGCGGGCAGCGTGGGGCGCCCACCGAGTACGCGGCGGTGCACCCCTTGCACACCCAGAGCGCCATGTCAGGCCGCCGTCACGGTCGCGCCGTCGTCCAGGGGCACGTAGGTCAGGGACCACTTCACGGACCCGGTGTCGGACGCCGAGGTGACCAGGTCGATCGTGCCGACGGGCACGATGTACGGGTTGTGCGCGGGCAGCTGGCCGCCGCCACCACCGTTGGCGACGACGAGGCCGCTGCCGCTGGTGGCCGGCAGGGTGAACTGCGAGCCGATCTCCTTGGAGGTGACGGCGGTCGCTGAGGTGAGGTCGACGTCCGTGCCCGTGGTCGGGTTGGAGGTGACCTTCAGCGTGGTCGCGGTGGCGCCGGTGGCGGTGGTGACCTCGCCGACGAGGCCGGTCAGGAGGATGCGGCCGCCGGCCACGGTGAAGATGGAGCCCTGCGCGGTCTGCGGCAGGGTCGCGGTGGCCCGGTCGACCTTCGTGCCCAGCAGGATCTGCCGAATCTGCGGCCCCTGGATGATCACGGACATGGTCAGGCCCCCCGGATGGCGAGGTTGTCGACCTTGCGCTGCGTGGTCAGGTCGTGGAACACCGCGGTGACTAGGCCGGAGCCGCCCGCGCTGACCTTCACGTAGGACTTGCCGTCGGGCAGGGAGTCTGCGGACACGTAGAACGCGACGGTGCCCGAGGCGATGGTGACGGCGTTCGACGCGGCCTGCGTGCCCGACACCCACGCCGCGGTGCCGTTCGTGGAGGTGTTCGTGGCCTTGTTGACGATCGTGTTGCCCGGGGAGGCGTAGGAGCCGCCGAACGTGTCGGAGCAGGTGAGGGTGAACGTGTCGTTGCCGGTGCACACGAACGTCACACCGAGGCAGTCCCGCAGCGAGAACGCTGCTCCTGCCGCGATCGGGGCGATATCGAAGGCCCGCCCGAGCCCTGCCATTGCTGCCATGATCATGCCTTCCTTGCGGGGGTTGAATGCCGGTTCGGATACGGCCCGGGCGGGGGCGTTACTGCCCGCCCGGGCTGGCCGGTCAGCGCGCCGCGATCTTCACGAACGGCGACAGGGTGTTGGAACCCTTCCGGGGGGTGATCGCGGTCTTGATCCAGGGGGTGCCGTCAACGCGCTCGATGACGCGGACCGCGGTCTTGTCGTTGCCGAACTTGTACTCGGTGCTGGTCTGGGCCTGCATGGCCTGCCGGTCACCGATGAGGTAGTAGCCGAAGTCGACGAAGTTGATGTCGCCCGCACCGCCGAGGCTCGATACCTTCTCGGTGAAGATGACGGGGCGGCCGAGGATCGTCATCGGCGGCGCGCCGGCGCCGTCCGCGGCCGGGGTGCCGATCCACACCGCGGAGCCGCCCGTGCCGACGCTGAGCGCCATGGTGGCCAGCTCGGGGAAGGTGTCGATGTGCGCCACCCACACCGCCCTGGCGATCGAACTGGGCAGCATGCGGGAGTACGCCTTGACGATGTTCTCCCACACGATCGTCGCCGCCGGCTGCCCGGACTCCTTCGCCACCGACACCGCGGCCGGCGCGTTCATGTAGCCCAGCGGCATCCCCGCGCCGTTGCCGTCGGTGAACGCGACGTCCTCGAACCAGGCCAGCGCCTCGGGGTACGACTCGTTCATGAACTGCTGGAGGCTGATGATGCTGTCCGAGAACAGCTCGTTGGGGATCTCCGAGTACAGCGTCAGCTTCTTCGCCGCGAGCTCGATGCGCCCGAACGTGGGTGCGGACTCGGTGAGCGTCCCCGCTTCCTCGGTCCAGTAGCCGACGACACCGCCGTACACGCTGGAGGCGTTGCTGGTGGAGTCCAGCATCGGGTAGGGCACGGTCAGGGACTCCATGGGCACCACGCGGGCGCGGGACCGCACGACGGCCTGCTCCAGGGCCACGCGCAGCAGCTCGGAGCGCAGAATCTCCGGGATCAGGAACCCGCCATCGGACGGGACCGTGGACCCGAACGCGTTCTGGATCTTCGCGATGTCGGACTGTGCCGCCAGTGCGTCCGCGCCTCGCGCACCGGCCCAGGTCGCCGCGAAGTAGTCCGACCACGTGCCCCACCTGGCGTCGAGGCCTGCGCCGGGCGCCTTCGCGTTGTAGTGCTTGGACCGGGCGACGGGCTGGCCGGTCGGGTCGAGGTTCAGGCGGTTGATGGAGGTGAGGAGCTTGTCGTTCTTGAGGATCTCCGCGAACTGCCGCTGCGTCTCGTCCTTGATCTGGTCGGCGATGCCCGGGTCGGCCTTGGCCTGCTCCTTGGCGTAGTTGACGATGTACTCGGTCAGGGTCTCGGGGGTCTTCGCGATCTCCTTGAGGGTCGCGGTGTCACCGATCGCCTCGGCGAGTTCGTCCTGGTTCCGCGGGACGGCGAGAGTGGGCATGGTGTCTCCTCCTTCAGGCGTCCGTCGCGGACGACGCTGGGGTCTGGGTGAGGTGTGTGAATGCCGACGACCAGTCGTCAGCGGGCTTGGTGAGGTTGGCGACGATGGCGTCCCAGTCGTCTTCGGACTCGGTCTGCGCGTCGGGTTCCGCGACGGGCACCGCCGGTGCGGGCGCCACGGGGGGAGGCGGCTCCGCACCGGCGGCGGGGGCCTCCGCCGAGTCGGTCCCCGGCGTCCCGGCAGAGGCGTCTGCGGGGACGGCGACCGCGGCACGGAGCCGGGCCACGGCGTCCTCGTCGAGCAGGTCAGCGATGCTGATGACGAGCGTCGGCACCGCGGGCTCGTCCTGCGCCTTGGCCTTCGGTGGCCCGGGCTTCGGTGCGGCGCGCTTCGGTGGCCCGTTGTAGCCGTAGACGGCCGGGTCCCACTGGGCGTGCATCGCGTCGTCCGCGGCCGGCTCAGCAGTCGCCGCGGGGATGGCCTCGTCGGCGAGCCCTGCTGCGACGGCCTCGTCGGGCAGGTACCAGGTCTCGGCTCGCATCGTGCCGCGCCAGTCCGCGGCGGTCCCGCCGGCCTTCGCGGCGTAGGCGCCTGCGATGTTGTCGCTGATCTTGTCGAGGACGTCAGCCATCTGCTGCATGTCGGTGGCGTCGCCAATACACAGCCCCGATGCGTCGTGGATCATCAGCATGCTGTTGGGCATCATCACCAGGCGTTCGCCGGCCATCGCGATGACGCTGGCGATGGATGCGGCGAGCCCGTCGACCTGGATGGTGACGGCGGCCGGGTGTGCCCGAAGCGCGTTCGCGATGGCCAGCCCCTCGAACACGCTGCCACCGGGCGAGTTGACCCGCACCCGAAGGTTCGGCGCGGTGACCTGAGCGAGCGCCGTGATGACGTCTCCCGCAGACACCCCCCACCACGAGTCGATCTCGTCGTAGATCAGCAACTCCGCCTCGTCACCCGAGACGGCGTTGCGGATCTCGTATCCGGGCCGGGCATCGTCTCGGGTGCGTGCCCGGGCGCGCGCTGCCCCCGGCACCTGGGGGATGTCGATCCAGGGCATCAGCTCTCCTCCACGACGGTGCAGCGGCAGTTGCTCTTCCCGAGGCAGTGCACGTAGCCCTTGCCGCCGGGGTAGTCGGCGTAGGCGGCGGCCTGCGTGGCGTATTCGTGACCGTCGTTGTCGGAGCATGGCTTGCAGATGTCGACGTCCTCGTGCGCCCGGACCTTCCACGTGGTCGCTGCGGCGTTCTTCAGCAGCCCGGACACGGCGTCAGCGAACGAGGTGGGGGCTGCGGGCGTGGCCGGCGCGGTGTGCCGCATCGGGGGCAGGCCCACGGTCTGCAGGACGTCGTCCGGGTTGTAGCCGATCGGCACCAGTGCGGCGGCGGCGGCGCTGCGGGCGGCCAGCAGCGCGGCCTCGGCCTCGACGTCGTCGGGGACCGGGTTGTCGTAGTCGAACTCCAGGTTCCCGGAGCCGGGGAACATGGGCAGGATCCGGTGGTTCCACACGCCCTTGGTGCGCTGCAGGCGGGGCCTGGTAAGCCACCGGGCGAGGACGGCCTCGGCGGCCTTCGCGTTGGCGAGGTTCACGTCATCGACGGCGCCGAGCATCGGCTTGGGGAAACCGAACGCTTCACGGATCGTCTCGCGGGACTGCTGCGCCAGCTCGACGAACTGCATGTCCCTGTTGCTGTACTTCCTATCGACCCACTCGATGCCGTTCTCGATGACGGCGACACGGTGCGCGGCCTGGACGCCCTTGTGCTGTTCGGCCCACCGGTTGCGGGCCTCGTTGAACTCGGTGTCGGACAGGCGCTTGGTGACCTGGAGGATCCCGCCGGGTTCGGCGCTGTTCGCGAAGAACTGGCGGTTCCACTCGCGGGAGAAGCGGGAGGAGTCGAGGTCGGTGAGGATCGTCTGCACGGGGCCGAGGCCGCGGTACGGGTCCAAGGGGTTGGGGCGCCGCTCGAAGACGACCTCGTCGAGGCCGAGGGGGACGACCTCACCGGACGGGCCGATGTACTCGTAGCCGACGCAGAACTTCTCCGGGTCGGCGACCGGCCGCATGCGGTCCGGGCGCACCGGCCACATCTCCAGCGGCATGGGGGACGCCGGGTGCTTGGACAGCAGCGTCCACTTCTCGCCGGTCAGTTCCTCGTGCTGTTGTGATGCCTCGCGGTAGGCCTCGCCGAGCATGAAGGGATTCGCGGTGTTCATCAGGTCGAGGGCCGCGTGGGAGGTGACCTCTTTGCGGTCTTCTTTCCGCCCGGAGGCGGCCTTGCGGTACAGGTGCCATTCGACCTGGGAGTACGCGGTGATGATCCTGTCGGTGATCGCGAAGAGGGTTCCGTTGGCGCCTTGGGCGCGCATCTGGGCTTCCATGCCGGCGGGTTGGCCGAAGAGGCCGGCGCCGATGCCGCCGTATCGCTGGCCTTGGGAGGTGTAGGGGACGGGGGCGAGGTTGCGGAGGGAGTGGCCGACGAGGCTGAGGAATCCCTGTCGCATCGTCGGCCCCTTTCCCCGCTATCTGCCGGTCTTGGACCACCACTGGTGGAGGCCTACGAGACCGGTTCCGCCGACGATCAGACCCGCACCCGATCCGCCGATCATCCCGACTCCGATCGAGATTAGTGTAAATCCTCCTGTCAAGAGGCTTCCAGACAGGAAATCTTTCAGTGCGGAGGGCGTGAGGCGGCGCATGTCAACTCCCAGTAGTGATGTAGGTGCCGTGGGTTACCAGACGCTGATCCGCGGCCGGCCCGCACTGTAGAACGCCAGCAGCAACGCATCCGCGTTGTCCGGGCTGCGCCCGAGCCGCTTCCTGATCTCGTCCTTCGGCTCCACCCGGATCCGGCCCTTCGGATCGACCGTCCACCGCGGTTCCAGCAGCTGCGCCACGGTCGTGTCGCCGTTGTCCATGCCGGACAGGTCCCAGCCCTGATGCGCGGACAGATCCCGGCCGATCTGCCACCAGATCTCAGCCCGCAGGTTCATGAACTTGTCCGGCTCCGATGCCGCCTCGGAGACGTTGACCGCGTCGACGAACGCCGTGTGCTCACCGCGGTCCGCGGCGTTCCGCAGCTCACCGATCACCCCGAAGCCGATGCCGATCGAGTCGACCTTCACCGCGGTCGCACCGGTGTCGATGATGGCCTGAAGGACCAGCGGGGCGATCTGCTCCGGCCGGTCGGTCTGCGCACGCCACTCCCTGCCCGCCTGCCAGCCGCGCCGCTCGCGGATGACGGTCTCATCGCCGCCGCCGCCGACATCGACGCCGAGCTCTACGGGCAGCAGGTCATCGCCGGTGGCCGGCCGGTCGGGTTCGATGCGGCACGCTGCGACATCGGCGGTGCGAACGACCTGGTTAGGTGCGTCGTCGGCGAACTCACCCAACACCTTGGACTTGTACAGGGGGTTGTCCTCGCCCCAGTCGCGGCGTTTCTCCTCGACCCACTCGCGGGACACGAGGGCCTGTGCGACCTCCTCTGGGACCTCCTCGCCGGTGAGGTTCGGCGAGTCGAACGCTGAGATGCCGATGACGTGCCACCCCGAGCCGGGGGCGCAGACCTTCCGGAAGTGCGCGGCCGGGTTGTCGGGGTTGCCGATGGCGAGGATGCGGCAGTCGGCGTTCGTCGCGAGCGCGTCGGCTGCGATCCACAGCTGCTCGGGCACGCCGCAGGCCTCGTCGATGATCACGAGGACGTACCGGGCGTGGATGCCCTGGAAGCTGGATTCGTCGTGGTCGGCGGGCTTCCGGCCGTACGCGACGATCTCGTCGTCGATGAACCACTCGGTCTGGTTCACCCTGCCGGGGAGCTTGCCCCGCTTGTGGTTGCGGCGGATGTACCGCCACAGGATCGCCCTCACCTGCGCGGCGGTCGGCGCGGTGGTGACGACGAACGCTTCACCGGGCGGGTGGGTGTCGAGCCAGTGCGCCACGGCGACGGCGGCGATGTGGGACTTGCCGACACCGTGGCAGGACCGTACCGCGGTCTTGCGGTGGACCTGGATCGCCTTGAGGATCTCCCGCTGCTTCGACCACGCCGTCTGCCGGAGTCGCTCCCGTACCCACCGCACCGGGTCGTGCGCGTACTTGCTGGTGCGCGCGGCGAGGGTCCGCCGGTCGAGCTGCCCCTTGAGGATGTCGCGGAGCTGCTTGAGCTGCCGGGTGTCGCCGGCACGCACGAGGGTGTCGACCTGCGCGCGGACCGCGTCGAGGTCAGGTGTCGTCGTCATCGGTAGTGGTGGTGTCGGTGGCTGCCTCGGTGAGGGCGTTGAGGAGGTCGGCGACTTCCTGGCCGAGGTGTTCGGCGTCCACGCTGACACGGGAGGGTGCGTCGAGGCCGAGGAGCTTCCGGCGGGATTCGGAGAGGGCGCGGATGCGGTCGACGGCTTGGAGGACGGGTGCGTCGTCGATGATCACGTTTCCGTCGTCGTCCTTGACGACTCGGCCGTGGGACACGGTGATGTGCTCGCGGAGCAGGACGGTCAGCGCCGCGTCGTGCGCGTCTTCGAGGCGGGCCAGTTCGACGGCGCGGGCTTGCTCGGCGGGCTCGGCGAGGGTGTCGCGGAACGCTCGCTGTACGGCGTCGTGCGCGCTGGAGACGGAGGCGTATTCCATCTGCCGGGCGATGGCCCGGTAGGACAGGCCTTGCCCGCGGAGCTTGGCGGCTTCGGCGTCGCGGGCGACGGCTGCGTCGTTGCGGATGAACTTGCCGTTGGCTTTGCTGTGGACGGGCTCGGTCATGGTGCTGCTCCCTCCTGTTCCTGCTGGTTGATCGTCGCATGCCCGTTACTGGTGTGGGGGTTCTGTGGGTAACGGCAGGTGTTCATGGGGTGGGTCCCTCGGGTGCGTCCTTCTGGCCGGGCCGGTAGTCCTTGACGAGCCGCAGGGTGAGGGTGCAGTCGCCCGGGTCGTAGCCAGTGATCTCGTACTCGACCTGCTCGGCGAAGCGGACGCGGCCGGGCGTGGTGGCTCGGACGCCGAAGATCGGGTCGGCGAGCAGGTTGACTGTGATCTTCGAGTGCTCCGGTGCGGTGTCGATGACGATGCCGCGACCGAGGTGGAGGCTGACCTGCACGGCCTCGTAGGTGATCGGGTTGGCGGGCGCTGGTGGCGGCCCGGGCTCTGTGCGGGGCGGCTGAAGGCTGGCCTGCTGGCCGTGCGTGGGGGTCATGGGTCAGTCCTCCGTGGCGGTCGGGTTGTGGCTCCACCGGATGTCCCGGGTGGAGTGGAAGAGCACGGGGTCGCCGAACTGGCTCTGCGGTAGCGGGACCCTGGCCCGGGGGTAGGCGCGCCACCGTGCGAGGTCGAAGGTGCACACGGCGTCTGCGCCGCGCCCGTCGGGGTCCGGCTCGTATCGCACCGGCCAGCGGGCGACGAGGCGGCGGGCGTACCAGCGCCTGGCGTGCCGCTTCTTCCACATCTGCCAGGTCGACGTGGGCACTTCGAAGGTGACGTGGTCCCGGGCGGTGAACTCCTCGGGTGGCAGGTCGTCGGTGAGGATCTTCGCGCGCAGCTGGAAGACGAGATGATTGAAGACCATCTCCTGCTGCACACTCAGCTCGGCGCCGCCGAAGAAGAAGTCCTCGGATACGGCGACCTGCGCCGCGTATCGCTTGAAGGTGAGGGCGATGGCTTCGGGTGAGGTGTCGGGGGTGGGGTAGTCGCGCACGGGCTCAGTCCTTCGTGGGCGTGGGTCGGTAGCGGTCTACGCGGTGTTGGCAGTCGCAGTGGGAGCCGGGGCCGCCGGTGCTGGTGCAGTGCTGGTCGCGGGGTGCGCGGGCGTCAGCGGCCTTCGCGCATGGCCTACAAATCACTGGTCCTCCACGGTGGTGCCGGCTGCGCGGCAGGTCGCGCACTGGTCGACGATGGTGCAGGTGCACGGGGTGCCGGTGATGTCGGCGATTCCCGCGAGGAGCGTGACAAGCGACGCGATGCGCTCGTACTTCTCGGTGGTGGTGTGGCCGTCCCACAGCGCCCGCTCGTCACCGGAGTTGGCCGGGACGTACTCGACGTGGTCGAACAACTCGACGTCGGCTGGGGCGATGTGCCAGCTGAGTTGTCCGCCCGCGGCCGGGTTGATGTAGAGGATCTGCCAGCCGGGTTCGGTGACGTCCACCGCGAGGGTGCGGACGGCGGGGTGGAGTGCGGCGAGCCAGGCGAGGAGTTGGGCGCGTTCCCGGTAGGCGCCGTCGCGCTGCTTGGTGAGGTCGTTGATCTGGCCCTGCTGGTCGAGCAGCTTCTGTGTGATGCGGGTGTCGAGGTGGTCGTAGTTGGCCATGGGCTCAGTCCTTGGTGGTGTGGTGTGCGGGTGGTGTGTTGTAGGTGAGTTGTGTGGGGTGGGTGTGTGCGTAGATCGCGGCGTAGGCGAACAGGCAGGCGAGGGCGCAGCACAGGGCGCGCATCACGGCTCCTCGGGGTGCAGGTGGACGACGGTGACGCCGGGCCGCACGGTCCCACCGGAGTGACCGGGGCAGTAGTCGGTGCCGTCGGGGTGGGATCGCCAACCGGCGTGGGCTGCTGCGGTTCGGGCTTCGGTGGGGGTGGTGGCGTCGGTGATGAGTTGGGTGGCGCAGGTGCCGTCTTGCCATGTGCGGTCGCAGTAGAGGCTGATGCGGGTGCTCATGGGCGACCGCCGATGTTGCCGAAGAAGCGGCGGATGTCGTCCGCGATGTCCTGCACGAGCAGGTTGAGGACGGGCACGGTGGGCTGCACGGGCGTCCTGGCCATGGCGTCGGCGAGCGCCCGGCTGGTGACGGCGCAGCCGGGGTTGCAGGGCACGACCTTGTCGCAGCCCCGCGCGTCTTTGCACTCGGGCTCGGCGTCGATCTCTTGGCTGAGCTGGGTGTGCTCGGTGTGTTTCCAGTCGGCCATGCCGCAGGTCGCGCACAGGCCGCTGTTCTCGGGTGTGGTGGGCGGCTGGTAGGCGTCGCACGGGGTCGGCTCGGGCGTGGTGGCCGGCTGCGGGTCGCCGAGGGCGTCGGCGATGAGGCCGAGCGCCTCGGCGAGCTGGGCGCGGGCCTGCTCGGCGTCGGCCAGCTCGGCGGCGAAGCAGGCGCGCAGGACGGCGGCTTCGCCGGGGATGGGCTGCTTGCCGCGGTCGAGGCGGTCGAGGACGGCGGCGGCCATGCGGCGGTCGATGTCGCGCCCGGCCGTGTCGCGGGGGGTGGTGGTCACTGCTGCTCCATCTCGTCAGCGCGGGCGCGCAGGTGGTCGGCGGCCCATCGGACGCCTGCGCCGCGTTCGGTGCGGGGGTTGGCGGCTGCGGTGAGTTCGTCTGCGGCGGCCCGGTACGCGGTGGCGGTCAGCGGCAGCACGGCGGAGGCGAGGTCGTTGAGGACGGCCTGCTCCTCAGCGTTGGGTGTGGCACCGGGGAGCACTACGGCAGCGGTCAGGGCGTCGGTGATGCGCTGCCGTAGCGTGTCCCGGGCGGTCATGGCCGTGTCCTCTCGCGCTGCTCGGCGAGGAATCTGCGCACCCCGGCGATGACCGCTACCGCTCCGACGGTGCCGCCGACGGCCCACCCGGTGGGGGTGGGCCAGCCGACAGCGCACACGATGACGGTGATGACCGCGGCGACGATGAACCACGGGCGGACGGCGCTCACGCGGTCCACCGCCTTGTGGGGATACCCGCGGCCTCGGCGAGAGCAGCGCAGCCGCTCGCCCCGTGCGAGTCGTGCGGGGCGGTACGTCGGCATCGGGGCGACGTGCACGGGCCGATGAACGCGAAGCACGCGTCGGCCCCGAGGTCCACCATGTGCCGATTGCGGATCGGGCCGCACGCGGGCCAAGGGCCGTGCTCCTCGGCGCGGTGCGGCTCGATGTCGAAGGGGCGGCCGTGGTCTCGGTGCCAGCGTGCCCATTCGTCGGCGATGGCGTCGGCGCCGGTGGGGCATGCGCCGTGGACGATGGTGAGGCGTTGGCCGAGGGAGATGGCGAGGGCGCCGGCTGCGGTGAGGGTGTCTTCGATGGCGCGGCGGTTGGTCCAGTCGCGGGAGCCGGTGACGAGGACACGGTAGGTGGTGCTCACGCCTGCTCACCGCCCGCCGTGTCCCGCTCGTACATCGCCAGCGCGTCCGCGACCGTGTACCCGTTGACCGTGACGGCCCGGGCCGCCGCCTTGGCCAGGCGCAGTGCCGTGTCGAGGTCGAACCGGTGGGCGTCCAACCAGGTCTTGCCGCGGTCGTACTCCTTGATGCCCTGCGCCCACTTGCCGTCGGCACCGAGGCAGGAGTGCTCGCCGCGCTGGACGGCCCACCGGCCCTCGCCGCGGTACCGGACGGTGAGGGTGAAGGCGAGGCTGTTGATGTCGTCTTCGGTGAGGTAGCAGACCTCGTATTCGGTGGGCTGGACGCGCGGCACGGGCGGCTGCGCGATGTCCTGTGGGCGCGCGGTCTGCTGGGGAACCGGGTGATCCGTGGTCATGGGTTGGGTCTCCATGGTGTCGTGGCGGGGCCTGTGCGGGCGTGTGGCGGCCGTTCGGGGTGTGGCGGGTTCTCGGGTCGCCTGTGGGGCTGTGCGGGGCTCTGGCGGGCGTGTGGCGCCGGGTTCGGTCGGCGGGGTGTGTTCGTCCGGGTCACGCGGCAACGGGTAGGTCTGTGGGAGCGGTGTGGCGGGCCTCGTGTGCCCGCTTGGCCGCGTTGACGCGCGCCCTGGACGCGGCCTTGTCGGCCCGTGCCGCGGCTTGGCACGCATCGCAGGGCGACTCACCGAGGAGCCTGTGGAGCTTGCGTCCGGCGGAGGTGCCGCCCGCGGCGTGGTGCCGGGCGAGCGCTTCCCGCCGGCGGGCTTCCACCCATGCGTTGTGGGCTGCTTCGCAGATGTCGCAGGTTTCGCCGAGCCGGCGGTGCGCCATGTAGGCCGGGTTGTTGCCGCAGGGTCGCCGGGTAGGTGGGGTTGTGGTGTCAGTGGCGGGAGCGCCGTTCTGGCTCTTGCGGAGGGTGCGGCGGTCGCCGGAGCCGAGGCCGCCCCAGACGCCGCGCGCGTTGTCGCCGAGGTCGAGGCCGGCCTGGGCGCAGGCTTCACGAACGGGGCAGCGGCGGCAGTGGCGCTTCGCTTCGGCCCGGTCCTCGGGGGCGGTGGAGAACCAGAGGTCGCCCACCTCGCGGATCAAGGTGGCACAGAGGGCGGCGGGGGTGGGAGTGGTGATCACGCGGCGGCCCCTGATGCGGTGCCGTGGAGGATGGCTCGCAGCTTCTTCCCGATCCAGGTGCCGACCTGCGGGGAGACGGCGTTGCCGAACCCGTCGACCTGGTTCCGGGCGGAGCCCCAGACGGTGAAGGTGCCGCGGTAGTTGTTGAAGTCGACGTCGAAGCCGCAGCCGCGGCCGATCTCGTGCGCCGCCATCATCCGGTAGAAGCAGTCCTCAAGCGGCAGTTCGGCGAGCGCCGCCTGCCACTGGGCCATGAGCAGCGCGGTCGTGTCGGTGGCGGTGAGGGTGCCGAGCGGGTCCGTGACCGGGTGCGGTGCGGTCCCGTGGTCGGGGCTGGTTCCGTTCTGTTTGTACCAGCCGGCGGCCGTCAGCACCGCCGGGATCTGATCCGAGGTGAAGGTGGGCATCGCCTCGCCGTGCGGCGTGGGCAGCGTGTTCTTGCGGTAGGGGATGACCCCGGAGGACACCAGGGCGAGGGTCTCCGATCCGACCTGAGTGGGCAGCGGCTCCCCGGCGCCGCGCGCGGCACCCTGGAAGTTGTCCACCGCGAGCGCCATCGTCGGGGTGACCAGTCCTCCAGCGGCGTTCTGAGCCCACAGCGGCTGAACGACCGGACCGGTCGACAGGATCGCGGTCTCCTGCTGGCTCGTCTGCGTCGCCATCGGCTGTAGCAGCAGCCGCTCCGAGCCGTGCACACCCTTCGCCGGCATGAGGACCGCCGGGAAGTCGGCGAAGCGCTGGCGGCATCGTTCCGCGCGCGCCATCGACGACCGTGCGAGCGGGCCGACGAAGCCGTCCGAGAAGGTCTTGACCGGTTTGTCGCCGATGCGCGTGCCGAGATCGGTGAGGTCGAGCGCGACCAGCGACGGCGTCATCGGCGGGACGACCGGGCGGCGGCAGGACGGGCACCGGTACTCGTACTGCCGGCCGTACGTCACCGTGCCGGACTCCGGGATGCCGGTCTTCCACGTCCACACCGCCTCGACAGCCTTGTCGCAGTTGTGGCAGTGCGACACCGGGCGGTGCTCCAGGTCGGGCATCGGCAGGGACTTGTCGACGAACACCCAGTAGCCGCGGTCCCTCGACTGCGGCACCCCGAAGAACTGGCTGTTCAGGTACAAGACCGTGTGGTTGTAGCCGAGCAGATCGAACTGCTTGAGCCAGTACCGGTAGGTGCTCCCGTCGCCGACCTTCTTGCGGCCGGGCAGTGCGGGCCCCCACGAGGTGAGCTGGGTGGTGCACTCGACGAGGATGAGCCGCGGGTGGTGCTTGGCGGCGTACTGCAGGACGCAGTTCGCGGTCGCCCGGTCCCGCTCCGAGCGCGTCACCTGCGCCTCGTAGTCGGGGTCCTCCAGCTCGAACAGCGTCGCACCCTGCTCGTAGGCCCGGATCGTGTTGGCGAGCGAGTGGTTGACGCAGCTGACTCCGGCGGCCAGCAGGTCAGCCGGGGGAAGGTCGCGGGCGGAGTGGTAGTCGGAGGACTCGGGGTTGACCAGGTCGGCGATCCAGTGCTCGGCCTGGGGGTGGTTCGCTTCGTGGACCTCGACCTTGTACCGCTTGTGGTTCGCGGCCATGATCGTGGTGAAGCCGGCGTCCTCGATGCCCTTGGTGAGCCCCCCGAAGCCGCTGAAGAGGTCGACTGCGGTGTACTCGTCGTGTCGGAACCGGCGGCGCTTGACGGCGGGGCGGTGCGTTGCGGTGCGGATCTTCTTCGCGTTTCCCATCAGGCACCTGCCGTCTGGGGTGCCGCCCACGCCCCGGGTTGCATGGCCTGCGGGGTCATTTCGTAGATGTGGAGGACGAGTTGGCCGCCCTTCACGACGCGGCCGAGGCGCATGTCGGGGCCGAGGAGGTGGGTGTGGTCGTCGTCTTCCAGCAGCCCGGCTTCGACGACCCCGTCGACAGCGGCTTTGAAGCTCGGGTAGAGGTTGGCCGGGTCGAGGCGGCGGCGGCTTCCGGGGTGGATGACGCCGAGGATCCAGGCGTGTTGGAGGACGGGGGCCTGGCCGGCGTTGGCGAGGTCGGCCCGTAGCGTCGGGTGGGCGAGACAGGCTTCGCGGGCTGCCCCGCGGATTCCTGCGGTCTGTTCGGCGCGTACCCGGTAGTGGATGCGCTGGTTCGCGTTGAGGAGCTTGAGTCCTGGGGGCAGTGGGAGGACGTAGTTCCGGAAGGTGCTCACAGCAGCGTCTCCTGTCTTGGCTGTGGCGGGCATTGGTGGTCGGCGATGACGGGGTGCCGGGCGAGCCCGGCGCGGATGTCGGTGGGGTGCCGCCAGGTGATGCGCTGGCGGTTCCACTCGGTGATCAGGTGCCACGTGAGGCGCCCGGCCAGGAGGGTGACGACCTCTTCGATCGGTGTCAGCGGCGTCGGGTCAGCCACTACGTCAAGGGCGGCGATACGGCCGGCCCGTGCGGTGAGGACCGGGGCGTGGCACCGACCACAGGTGGTGGGCCGCGCGTGGTCGGACGTGAGCTGGATGCGCTCTTCGATGCCCGGGTTCACCGGGTGGCGGGCGGGCATCAGCGTGTTGCCTTGGTGGTGACGTGGTGTGAGCGGAATCCGTGCTCGACGGCGCGGCGGGGGTTGGCGGGGGTAGTAAGGGGCCGGTTCGCAAACACGTGAGGTTTTGGTGTCTGTGGTGTCTCGTCAGAACTCTCTGACGTAAGGACTGAGAAATAACCCCCGCCAACCCCCGCCATCCCCCGCTGTTTTGTTGTGACCTGCGGGTTTACAGGATGAAAGTGGCGGGGGGTAGCGTTTTTGGGCTGTTTCCAACCCCCGCCAAGCCTGGTCCAACCCCCGCCGGTGATTGTCACGGGGAGGTAACGGGGCGCCTGCATCCCCAGATCGTTGATCAACATGTGGATAACTCGGCTCGATGAGGCGCCCCCGGCGCTGCTTCGGCGGGAGTTGGCGGGGGGTAGCGAAAATCGGCGGGGGTTAGCGGGGGCGGGAAAACTAACCCCCGCCGATCCCCGCACCAGAAACCCGTCACGCACTGTCACGAAAACTGGCATCGTCGTCCACCCCCCGGCTGGTCGTCAGGGGGGCTGGAGCCTCGGTCTCGCCATGCTGCTCGACCCGGTAGAACCAGATCTTCCGCTTCTTGTCGAACTCGCCCCGCAGGACGAGGTCGCCGAAGTACCGCCCGCGGCGGGAGGCGAGCATCTTGCCCAGCCCGGTCGCGGTGGGCAGCGTCCCGTCGGCCCGTGTGATGAACGACCCGTTCCACGGGTCGTCGGCCGGCCCGAAGAGGCTTGAGGTGCTCTGTGCGCTCTGGCGGAGATCGGTGGACGTCTTCACCGCGTCTCCGTAGCGGTCGTGCCACGCGGTGAGGAAGTGCGCCCACTGCGCCGCCTCGTCGTCCTGCTGCTCCAGTTCACTGGTGTTGGTCAGGAACCCGGGGATGTTGTGGAAGGCGAGGAACCCGCCGGTGGACCGTGCCCATCGGCGGAACGACCGCATCGCGTGGTCGGCCTTCGGCGCGCCGGCGACGATCCACGCGCGCGCCAGCACGAGCAGCGCGTGGAGGAGCTTCGCCCGGTTGTCCGGGTTCTCTAGCCACTCGTCGAGGTCGGGGATGAGGAACCCGGTGCGCAGATCCGGCCTGGGGCAGTCCGGGTCGAGGTGGACCAGCACGGTGCGCTGGGCGATGTCCCCGCCGAACTTGATGTTGTTCCCGGTGACGAGCCACAACCGGTCGTTGATGAGACGGGCCTCCTCGGACCGGCCGAGGATGCGGTCATCCCAGGCCGGGGAGGTCAGCAGCTTGGCCAGGGAGGGTGCGTCGACCGCGTCGTACTCGCCGACGTTGTCGAAGACGGTGACGGCGCTGGACTTCATCAGGGTCGCGGTGATGGCCTTGCGGAGTTCGTCGTCGTTGGGCACCCAGGGGCGCACGGTCGCCCCGTAGAGGGTGCCGATGATGTCCGCGAGGAGGGTCTTGCCTGACCCGCGGTCGGCGGCGGAGATCGCCCCGAGGGGGATGAGCCCGCCGATGTAGGGGCGGAGGATCGGGGAGATGAGGAGTGCGATGAAGTTCGCGCGGTCCCCGGGGGATGCCCAGGGGAAGTCGGCGAGGACGAGGTTGACGAGGAAGTTGCGGGCGTTGCGGATGTCGATGACGTCGGGGACGTCCGGTACGGGGGGGATGGTCGTCCCCTGGGGCGCGTAGTAGAGGCCGGTGGCCGGGTCGTATCCGGGGTTTTGGAGGATCGTCCCGTCGGGGCGGAGCGCCGGCGCTCCGATGAGGCTGAGCAGCGGGGGGAGCCCGGGCCAGCTTGTTGCGGTGAGGACGGCCTTGCACGTGGCGACGCCGGGGCTCGCGGGGATGACGACGCTGCCGCCGCTGGACGTCGCTTTCGTCCGGTAGACGTCCGCGTGTTGGGCGAGGAGGCGGCGCAGGCTGTCGGGGCTGATCGGGGTGACGGCGTGCTGTGGGGTGGTGGTGTCTAGTTGGCCGCCGCTGACTTCGACGACCTGGACGAGGAGCCCGGCGCGGACGTACGTCTCGGGGATGGCGCCGGCCTGGATGGTGTCGGTGATGGCGAGGATCGCGTCTGGCTCATGGTTGATCTGGATCGACGGGCGTTCATCGAGGAGGGGTGACGTACCGGCAGGGGGTGTGGGCGCCGCCCCGGTGTCGACAAGGCGGACGGGCGGTACCGGCGGCGCCACGTCGTCCGCCTCTTCTTCGCGTGGCGCCGGGTCAGGGTCCGCGATGAGCGCCTCGAAGCTCTCGCGGCTGTTGTCTTCTCGGGGCAGGCGGGCATTCAGGCTGGCCCGTGTGGCCTGGATGTCGGCCTCGGTGAGCTGCCCGATGGACCAGGCGAGGACGCCGAGGAACTCCGCCCGGGCGGAGTCCTTGCTGCGGGTGCGTTCCTGCCCGTCGCGGCTGACTGCCATGGCCTCGGCGAACGCGGAGAAGATCCGGCTTGCCGCGACCCGGGCCGGGTACATCCCGGCGGCGGCCTCGCGGAGCGCCCCCGCGGTGGACAGCACGAGGGCCTCGTGCCGGCTCCCGGTGGCCAGTGCCGTGGCGAACTGCGTCATGATCCCGTTGAGGAGTTCGGGCCGTGCGGACGCGGTGTGCTGGTCGAGGAAGGCTCGGACCTGCGCGTCGGTTGCCGCGTCGGACGCGTACCCGGCGTCGCGGAGAAGGTCCGCAACGTACGGGGGGAGGACGGGGAGCGGTCCGGTGGTGTCCCACTGGTACCGCGCGCCCTGGTCGGCTTTCTCGTGAGCGGACGGGGCGACGATGATGATTCCGTTGAGGCCGCGGACGTCACCCCAGCCCTTGCCGAGCCCTCCGGTTCCGTTGCCGAGGGTGCGGCCCTCGGGCACCGCGAAGAGGTAGTGCCCCCGGCCCGGGGTGTGCGCCCGCGTCGACTGGTACGGCGGGTTGGCGGTGATGATCGCCTGCGACAGCGCCTGCGGGGTGTGTTCCGGGTGGTCGATGTCGAAGGCGACGGCACCGGACCGGCCCATGTGCAGGGCGAGGCTGTCGTCTGTCCCGGCGAACCAGGAGACGATCTCCTCAGGGTCGCGGGAGGACTTGGCCGGCCAGCCCTTGCCGAGGACGGACCCGGCGTGCTTGCTGGCCCTGCTCACGGGCAGGACGTAGAACCCGGCGGCTGCGTACTTCAGCCCGGCGGCGATCGCGTCGTCGTCCTCTGTGACGGTGGGGATGCTCAGCCGCTCGGTCACGCGCCACTCTCCCCGTGCTCGAAGCGAGCGGAGCGGGCGGCGGTGTACGCGGCGAGGATGGCTGGGTGGTCGCCGTTGTAGCACTTGTCGCCGTTGCAGCAAGGAGCTGCGGCGTGGTGCGCCGAGTGGCAGCCGCACCGGGTGCGGGCGGACCGCGCGTCGTAGGCCAGGTCGTAGAAGTTGCACCAACGGCAAGCCGTCCAGGCGTAGTGGACGTCGTCGGCGGTGTAGATGTCGAAGGCGCCGCCCTGGGGGTGCCCTGAAGAGTCGAACGTCCTGGCGTCCGGAATGCTGCCGACTGCGACGAACAGTTGGCCTTCAGCGAGGGTGCTGAAGCGGGTGAGGCGCGCCCACTCGGCGTCCGGCGGCTCAGCGCCCTTCACCTCGAACCAGGCGTTCTGCTGCGGCAGTCGGAAGTCGGGCAGGTAGTAGCCGAGGTGCTGGCCGGCGTCCCGCGGGGCGTCCCCACGGTCCTGCTCGACGGCCGCGGTTTGCTCGCCGGTCAACGGAGCCAGCTCAAACCCCTGCGGTTCGTACTCCCAGGTGATCCCCAGGTGGTCGAAGAAGACAGCCCACCTCGCTTCCAGCCGGGAGCGGAATCGGCACCCGGCGTACCGGGTTTCGATCGCTTTGATCACGGGGTGCTCCTTGTCGTACGGGCCGTCATGCTGGTCAGGGCAGAGAGCCCGCCTGCGGCGTTGCACACGCAGGCGCCGGCGTGGATACCGGGCGGGCAGGGGGGTCAGCGGTAGTTGTGGATGACCAACCAGGTCGGCGCCGGGGGGTTCGGGCAGCCGACCCGTACGGCCGCCTTGCGCAGCGCGACCGTCCACTCGGTCAGCTCCGGCGCGGTGAAGATGTCCGGGGTGAGGGGAGTGACGGTGTTCTCCTCGGCCGGGATGTGGCGGGTGACGAGGAGGAGTCGGTCGAGGTCGCCGACGACGATGTAGCCGACGTTGTCGGGGCTGTTGGGCTGGCCCTGCAACGCGTCGTCGATGTCGTCGATGCCGATGGTGGTGGGGATCTCGATGCCGTAGGCGATGCCGACGGAGTGGTACAGGCTCATGCGCTGTGCCTTTCTGGCCTTGGTCCGCGGGCCGCGCGGTGTGGGTGGTGTCCCGCGCGGCCCGCGGCGTGTGGGAAGGTGCGGGTCAGAACGCGGGGACGTTGCCCGCGGCCTGCGCCTGCTGCTGGGCGATGAGGGCTGCGGTCGCGGGGTTGGCCATGGCCTGCTGCAGCTGCTCCGCGGTGAGCCCGGGGACGGGGGAGGGCGCGGCCGGGGCCGCGGGCGCGGCGTACTGCTGCTGCGCGGGTGCGGCCGGCGCCGCGTACTGCGGCTGCTGCGCCACCCCCGGGTCGGGGGTGTTGAGGGCGGTGGTTGCCGCGGCGACGTACTCGGCGCGGTACTGCTTGGGGGCGCTGAATCCGCGCTGGGTGACCTGCCCGTCGTGGGTGTAGGTGACGGTGAGGGTCCCGCCGACCTCCAGGCCGCGGGCGCCCGCGGTGCGGACCGCGTCGGCGATGGCGTTCTTCATCTGACCCTTGACGAAGAGGCGACGGCGTCCGTCGTCCTCGTCGATCTCCGGGTCGCGCTGGTCGGTCTGGACGGTGACGACGAGCTGCATCATCGGGTTCCCGTCGGACCAGAACTTCTTCTCGCCGGTCTTGATGTCGCGCTGCTGCTCGACGGTGGGCTTCTCGGTGATGCGGCCGCCGATGACGGTCCCGGGGGTGGGGAACTTCGCGGACGGGGCGCCGCCTCCGCCCATGAGGAAGTCGTCGGCGGACGGGGCGGTGTACTGCTGCGGGGTAGTCATCTGCTTCTGCTCCTGCTGGTTTGTGGTGGACACCGGGCCTGGTTGGCCGGCGAGTTGGTGGTGGGCGCTCAGGCGATGAGCGCGTGGAGGGTCGCCCCGGCGTTGGCCGAGGCCACCCCGGGGCATCCGCGGCTGAGGTCGTCGGACCCGGGGTTGAGGTAGTCGCAGAACCGGCAGTTCGGCTTCTCGGGCGTGGGGATGGCGGCCCAGTTGGAGGGCGTTGTCTCCGGGTCGAGGTCGGCGAGCTGCTGTCGGATGCGGTCGAGGCGGGCGAGCGCGGCCTCAGCAACCGCCGGGTCGTAGGGCTCGGACCACACGTGGACTTTCAGCTCGTGGTGCCGGGCGACGAACGCGACGACGACACGGTCGGGGCGCTGACCGGCGTTCTCCTGGCCGAGCCCGTAAAGGTGGGCCTGGATGCGGTACTTCTCCCCGGGGCCTTGGCGCCGGTACTTGTCGTGGGAGCTGACCCCGACGAGTTTCCAGTCCCAGTTCAGCGCGGTGAGCCGGTCGAACAGGTCGCTGCTCCCGCCCAGGGAGGCGTCCGGGTTCGCGGCCTCGCGGACCGTGACGCGCTCTTCGATGCGGTACCGGGTCACCCCGGGGGCGATCTCGGACTGCCTCGCCTCGAACTTCTCGGCCATCCACATGTGGAACCCGGTGCCGATGATCGCCGCGATCGGATCATGGCTGGTGTTGCTAACGGGCCAGTTGAGCATCTTGTAGGAGAGCTGCCGCTCACACGGTTCGCCGACCTCGGACGGGCCGATGGCGACCTGCGTGGACCGGGCGCTGTCCGCGTCGGACTCGATGATGAACTTCCCAATGGCCTCGGCGAGCTTCGTGGAGAACTCGTCGTTCCCGGTGGCGATCACGCGGTGGCTCCTTCCGTTGACGTGCCTGCCCCGCTGGCTGTGTCCTCGGCCGCAGCGATCTGGTCGCGCAGTTCGGACACCTGCCGGGCGAGGCGCTTCTGGTTGAACTCGGCGGTGGCGGCCCGGCTGTTGGCCTCGTTGCGCTGTCCGATGACGAAGGTGATCCGGGCCTGCGCTTCCCTGAGCTGCCGGCGCAGCTCCCTGCGACCGGTCATCAGGCGGTGCCGCCCTTCGTGCGGAGCGTGTAGGAGACCCGCCCGGACACCTCGTGCCGGTCCAGATGGCCGTCGGCGTAGAGGCTGATGAGGTCGTGGCGGCAGTGGGTCTCGCTGACCCGGGTGGAGAGCGCCGTGCGGTAGAAGTCGCGGACACGGCCCGTGGCCCACACGCCGCGGCGGTGGTGGACCGCGGCGAGGAGGACGGCGCGGCGGGCGGCGAGGCCCCGTTGGCGGGCCGTCCGCGCGGTGGTGGCGGGGGTGGGGCGGTGCTTGGGCATGGCGGCGGGGGTGACGGTGGTGGTCATCGCCCGCCCCCTGCGCACTGGTGTCCGGGGGTGAGGGGTGCGCCGCAGGTGCACTGCTCAGGCGGGAGAACCCCGCGGGCGGTCGGCATCAGGCACCGTCCCCGGGCTCGCCGCGGGTGGCGGCGTAGAGGTCGACGTAGTCCCACTTGGCGATGTCCCAGCAGCCCTCACAGGAGCCGGGGGCTACGGGGGTGGTGTGCGGGCAGACGTTCACTCCGTCGTTCCGCACGTAGGGGGCGGGCGGTGTGTACGCCTCGGCTCGGTGGATCACGTCGATGTGGTCGAGGTCGATTCCCCCGGCGTAGCCGTCCACGGACACGACGGCCGTGCCGTGCCCGAGGGTCCACGCGGGGGTGCGGGTGCGGGTGGCGAGGGTGTCGGTGTCCGCGTAGAACGTGGGGTGCTCGGGGCGGACCCCGGGGTAGGCCAGGACCGGTGTCCCGATCGGGTACAGGTGGTTGAACTCGTCGGCGGTCATCGGCCGTCACCGGCTTCGGCGCGGTGGCGGACGATGATGTCGGTGGCGAGCGCCGCGCCGTCGTCGGCGTCGTACTGCCGGAGGCGGAACCACTGGTCCCACCCGGAGTCGGCCATCTGCGGGTCCTGCTCCCACGCGAGGTGGTCGGCGGTTTCGACCTGCGACCGGAACCACGCCAGCGCGGCGGCCTGCGCCGACACGAGGTCGTTGCAGTAGCCGATCAGGTACGGGGTGAAGGTGGCGGAGTCGTAGGCCGCCTCCCACGCGGGGACGGCCTCGGCCAGCACCTCGGCACGGACGTCGTCGCGGTAGGTGTCCAGCAAGGCGTTGGCGCTCTCGGCCTCACCGGGGGCTGGGTTCCAGCCGCCATCGGTCAGGCCCTCGAACAGCTCGTCGCGGGCGCTCATGCGGCTGCACCGCCTTCGCGCGGCTGCGGGATCTGCGTGACCGACCCGTCGGCGATGGCGCCCGCGTGGACGGCCTCGTCGGCGAGCTGCTCGACGTCGGCGTTCGTCAGGTCCATCACCGCGGCGTCGAGCCCGGCCAGCGACCGCACGTCGTCCAGGGCGCCGTCCAGCTCCCCGTCGGCCGGGTCGTACGACACGGTGCCCAGGGACTCCAGGGCGTCGATCAGGTGGCGCGCCCCGTCGTCGCCCTCGGCGAGCATCCGGCCGAGCTGGATCAGGGCCGCGTCCTGGATCCCGTCGGCGCGGAGCCTCGCAGGGGAGGCCGCGGTCCGCGGGGTGATCCCGATGGTCAGATTCGTCACCGGGACTCACCACCCATGTGCGACTTCGCCGCGGTGGCGGTGCCAGCGGGGATCATGTCGTGCCACAGGTCACCCGCAGCCACGTGCCCGCCGAGCTTGCAGCAGACGAGCCGCACCCCGTTCCGGTCCTCACCGGGCCCCATGCACCAGTCGGCGTTGAGTAGCGCAACCAGGTACGCGGCGATCTCACCGTGCCCCGCCTCGATCCACGGGGTGGGGCAGCAGTCGTAGACGCCCGTGTCGTCCTGGATCGGGCCGCCAGGGTAGTCGGCGATGACGTGCAGGCCGGTGGTGTCGTTGACGGCCGGGCAGACGGGGGCGATGCCCGTCATGGACTCGCTGTCGGTGATGATGACGCGCCACTGCAGCGGGTGGGGGACGGGGTTGACGTTGTAGCGGCGGATGGCGTCGAGGGCGGCGGTGCGTGCCTCGGTCAGGGTCTGGTCAGGCATGGTTGCCCTCCTCGGGCGAGTCAGCGGTGGGGACAGGCGGGGCGGTGGCGGCGCGGGGCTTCACGGACTGCCAGCGGCAGCCGAACACCAGCAGCAGCACGGCCAGGACCGCGTACGCGGCGGTGCCAAGGGCCAGCAGGCAGAGCAGGCGCATCACGCGCTCACCGCCCCGCGGTGCCTGCCGTGCGCCCGGAACACCGCGCACAACACAGCCAAGGCCAGAACCCGGGCCACCCGGGCCGACACCCGGCGCGCGGCACGCGCATCCCGGCGGCGTGCGGCCAGCCACTCGCAGCCCTCGGCCCACCCGGTACGGATCTCCGCGGTGCGCCCGGCGAGGTACCCGACGTACACCGCGGCGCCCTCGGCGGCGGCCAGCGAGGCGACCGCGATGGCGACGTTCTGCAGGCCCGTCACGACCGCTCACCGCCCTCGGTGTCCGCGAGGAGACCGAGGCCACCGAGAGCGCGCTCGATCTTCGGCAGGTGGCCGTTGCAGTCCTCGTCGGGGCACATGAAGGCCTCGGCGACAGCGCCCCGCGCGGTGGTGAGCTGCTGCTCCAACTCGGTGATGCGGGCCGTCAACGTCTCCCCGTGCTGACGGCGGCCCTGCGCTTCCGCCATCCGGTCCCGGGCGATCCGCTGCACGTCGTGGAGCAGTGCCCGCAGCCGCTCGGCCTCGGCCAGCGCGTCGGCCGCCTTCTGGTTCGAGGAGCGCACCATGCCGTTCAACTCGGCGCGCTCCGCCTCCAGCTCTGCGACCCGGGCGTCCTTCGCGCGGACCGCCTCGGCGACCTCGGACAACGCCTCGTTCGTCGAGTGCCGCTCGGCCAACAGCTCAGCCACCCGGGCATGCAGGCGGTCCATCTGGTCGAGAAGGAACCCGACGTCACTCGCGGCGTAGAGCACGAACTCGCGGTTCGCGTCAGCGGTCGCCGGGGCGCCGCGGAACTCGAAGACGCCGACGACGCGCTGGTAGCCGCCGACCATGGTGCGGACGGTGCCGGGCTCGACGTGCGGCTCCGGCGCGAGGTGCCATCCCGCGCCCTCGATGGCGGCGTGCCGGGCACGAATGGAGGCCACGTACTCCGCCCCCGCGGGGGACAGGGCGGCGGCCCCGTCGCGCTCCGCTCGCAGCCGGGCCAGCTCCGCCGCCGTCTCCGGCGACATCAACAGGCCCGCCACCTCAACCGCCATCGCGATCCCAGCCGCCGTCTGACGGGTCTTCATCGCCGCGTGAATCACACCCGCCGCGGCGTTCACCGCCCGCGCGTTCACGCCGACACCGCCGCGGACCACTCGGCCGGCAGACCCGCCGCCACACCCGACGAGAACACGGCATCCCGGTACCGCTCCGCGTCGCCCTGGATCCCCAGCGACCACGCCCGGACCTTGATCCCGTACGCCTCACCCTTCGCCTCAGCGAACGGCTGCCCCGGGTTCGAGCCATGCGGCCGCACCGACAGCGGCAGGTCGAGCGCCGCGGCGTAGTCGGCCAGCGACTCGGGGCGCTCGTGGAAGTACGCGTCGAGGCTGAACGGGCCGTCCTCCAAGGGGGACGCCACCAGCCGGAGGATGGTCGGGACGACCACGGTGTTCGCCGTGATGGTCTCCGCGGCGGACAGCGCGGCCATCAGGTGCGCGCGCTGGGTAGTCTTCTCGTTCAAGGCTCTCGCCTCTCTTTCGTGATGTTGAGTGGGGCGCGGCGCCGAGTGGGGTCGCCAGCCGGGCAAGGGCTGTCGGCCCCGCGACGTGGCGCGGGGAAACTCGTAGGTCAGGCGGCCTTCGCGGCGGCACCCTTACGGCGGGCGGCGCCCGACTTCATGCCGAGCCGGGCGAAGTGCGCCTTACGCAGGTGCTCCGCGGTCCGGGCGATCAGCTCGTCGTCGCCGTCCGGGTGCAGCTCGCGGGCCTGCGTCTCGAACTTGCTGGCGGCGGCCTTACGCGCGTTCGCCGTGCGGCCCGCCGGGTCGGCGGTCTTGGCCCAGCTCGTGTGCGCGGCGAGCCGTGCCCGGAGCTTGCGGTCAGCGGGGTCCATCAGGGGTCTCCGTCTCTTGATCCCCATCCCAGGATGGGGATGACGATGGCGAAAAAAGTGCCCTCCGGCGGAGCCGAAACGCGCAGGCGATCCGGTCAGCCTCACCCTTGGTGGCGGTGGGGCGCTCCTCCGTGATGAGCTTCTGGATCTTGCTGTAGGACAGGCCCGTGACTGCCGCGAGGGATCGCACGGTGTGAGTGGTGCCACTGGGGGGTGGGCACTCCATGAGGCGCCTGAGCAGCGCTCCGTCGTGCAGTCGGTATCGGCGGTTGGGCACGGGCTGACCTCCGGTGGTTCATCCCCAAACTGGGATGGGGATAGCTAAGCATAGCGTTGCCCCCGGCGTCCAGCGCACACGCCAAATCCGTGAATGCGTACACACGCCCCCTTTGTTTTCAGCCTCTTTACGCAGGCCGCATGGCCATCCTCGTACGGGGATGTGGACAATGGAGCAGCGCGTACGTGGTCCCATCCCCAGGGTGACGCCGACACACCCGGGCCACAGGGCGCAGACCGGAGACCTGGAGACATGGCATCACGGGGTAGCGAGACCCTGGCTCAGCTCGTAGCCGCCGCCGCTGGCGAGCGGGGGAGCGGGCTGACGTACGCCCAACTGTCCGAGCGGTCCATCGATCCCGAGTCCGGGTACCGGCCGTCGGCGAACTTGCTCAACCGGATCGGGAGGGGCGAGTCGGTGAAGTTGAATCAGCCACTCATTGCGGCCATCACCGCGGGCCTCGGCCTGCCGCCGGCCCGCGTGGAGGCGGCGGCTACCCGGCAGTTCATCGGGTACGCCGCGATCGACCCCGGCCTCAGCGGGGGCGACGATGACGAGGTGATCCGGGTGGCTCGGCGGCCGGGCGCAACTCCCGGTGACGGCGGGCAAGTTGAGGATTTTGTGCGCCGGTCGCGCGAGGAAGACACCCCTGATCAGGGGTAATCGAACAAACCCCCGCTACACCGATCACGTTTGAAATGCACTCGATCGGGTGACGACATGATTGCACCCTTGCGCGTAGAGTGAGCGAACCTCGCGCGATCGAACGGGCGTGCGAATCAATGACGCTGCGCGCACCCGGGAGTAGGGGGTCGAGTGCCTGAGGTACGTGTCCGATCCATCCGCCTAGACGACGACTGTCCCGCCGCCGTACGGGACACCGTCAACGTGTACGACTTGGCGATCGATTTCACCAAGTCACCGGAGCAGATCACCGCCGCTCTCCAGTGCCTCTTCCAGGAGGCCATCGACAGCGAGCGGTGGACCCGACGCAGGGGAGACGCCGGGTCCAGCAGCTCTACTTGAAACGGTCACCGGGGCTGATCTCGCCGTGGCGGCGGCGAGCACGCTCCTCGCCTGCGCTCTTGCCGTAGCGGTTCAGCATCTCTCTGCTGGACCACCCCATGATCCGCATGAGCGCGTCGTCGCCACCACCCTGCACCTGCCACAGGTGCGCGAACGTGTGCCTGAACTGGTGCGGGTGGAGCGGCGCGAGGCCGGCCTGCGCACAGCGGCGCTTGAGCATGTGCTCCATCCCCCACACGCCCATGGCGTCACGCCGCTTGTACGAGATCCACAGCGGATCCGTCTTCCCCAGCTCGCGGCCGAGGTACTTCGCAGCGGCCCGCAGATACCGGTCCATCGCCAGCGCCGTCGTCCTGCCGAACGGGAGCGGGCGCTCCTTGCCGCCCTTTCCCTGGACGTGCAAGACGTTGATGTCGAGGTCGAGGGACTCCTGCGTCCGCACCATGACCTCGGATAGTCGGCCGCCGGTGTCGATGTACATCAGCAGCAGCGCCTTGTCGCGGCGGGCGAGGTAGTCGGTGCCCTTGCAGGTGGCCAGCAGCCGGCGGATGTCGTCGTCGGAGACGACGGGCACCTCTGGTACGTCGACCTGCGGGGGCTTCATCTTCCGCATCGGGTTGCGGAGCAGCTCCTCCTCGTCGACGAGCCAGACGAAGAAGGTGCGCAGGCTGCGGAAGTGCTGGTTGGCGTTGCCCGCGCTGGTGCGCTTGATCAGGGCGGTGATGTACGCCTCGACGTGCTCCCGGTGGATGCCCGCCTCGCCCTCTAGGTCGGTCGGCGCCGGCCGCATCGCGTCGCCCTTGTCGACGGGCTCCGGCGTGTAGGTCAGCAGGAAGTCTCTGAGGCCGTCGACCGCCCGGCCGTAGATCCGTTGGGTGTTGTCGCTGAGCTTCCGTGCGCGCAGGCTGCGCTTCCAGGACGCGGCGAGCGGAGACAGGTCGTAGGGCGGTGGCTCGCTGGCGGTGGTGGTCGTGGTCATGGTCCTCCGTTCCCATACGGGTATGGGGATGGGCGTCGCCTGCGGGTTGGCTGTGCAGGTGACTGGGGTCTGAGGACGACGCTACGCCGGAACGTGGAAATGGTGGAGCGCTTGGCCGATATCCGTTGTGCTTACGTGGCCTTGACGCCTCTCGGAGGAGAGTGCGCAGGTGGGGTGGTGTATGCGCCCCCGGCAGGACTCGAACCTGCGGCCAAGCGCTTAGAAGGTATCGGGGCATGAACACTGTTCTCACCAGGCTTTTCCTGCGGGTTCGGTACCCCGTACTAATCCAGTGCGCTTGGCGTATCCCCGCTCCTACTTTGGCCTGATCCCAGTATCGCAGTGGCCCCGGCCGTAGGAG